TTTCAATTGCTTCTAATTGATTTGTCATTTCTACTCTGTCAAATATCTTCTGAGAAGATAGAACAGTACATTTGTAATATCCAAATTCATCATTATGTAATAATATAAAATTCTTAAATGTCATTGTCATATTTATATAGAATTGTTATAATGGTTTTAAATACCTTTTACACATTTTCTCTTTCAAACATCCCCTTTAATGCATTTCCAAAAAAATGAATAAAAGAAGAGCAAAAATAAACATCAGTTTTTATAACAATAAGGCGACCAAAGAATAAACAATGATAGCATTTATATACATTACTTCTATGATGTTGCTGACGTGTTTGTTTTTATTCAATCCCAAAATATCAGACCAAATCATAAATTCAAACCAAATAACAGAATTACAACAAAATGAAACAAAATCTCAAAATAAAACTCAAAATCAAACACTTTTTGATTTTGATTTCAATATGCTGACAAAACATCCGGAATTGCTGAATACAATTCATCAATATTACCAAAGTCCCGAAGTGTGTTTAAAAACGGTTCGGCGAAACGGTTGGGCTTTGCAGTTTGTGCGCAAACAGACACCCGAAATATGCTTGGCTGCAGTGAGAGAAAATGGCTGGGCGTTAATGTTTGTGGAAACGCAAACACCCGAGATTGCTTTGGCTGCCGTGCAAGAGAATGGATACATGCTAAAATATGTAAAAGAGCAAAACCAAACACCGGAAATGTGCATGTCCGCGGTAAAACAGAATGGTCTGTTTTTAGAATGGGTAAAAGAGCAAAACCAAACGCCCGAAATCTGTTTGGCTGCGGTTAAGCAAAATGGAATGGCTTTGGAATTTGTGAAAAAACAAACGCCCGAAATTTATGCGGCTGCGGTCAAACAGAATATACGAGCGAGGGAATTTGTGATGACTTTTACAAGGGCACCTGCAACAGCAACAGCACTTGCAATAGAAATCTAACTTAATGTTTGTTTCACCAGTTCTCCGTTTTTATATACGGAGCATTTAAAATAAAAATAAAAAAATAAAAAAATAAAAAATAAAAATGAAATAAAAATAAAAATGAAATAAAAATATTACCATATTACCAACACACAACTACATAGTTGTAAGTATTTGTAAAAATGATATTTACATGCAACCAATCTGATTTAGATATCATTAAAAGATATCCTCAAATGATTAAAATATTAAATTCTCAGCAACAAACGCTCGAAATGTGTTTGGATGCGGTGAAACAAAATGGACGTGCTTTGAAATTTGTAAAAGAACAAACTCCCGACATATGTTTGGCTGCGGTGAAACAAAATGGGTGGGCTTTTGACTTTGTGAAAGAACAAACACCCGAAATATGTTTGGCTGCGGTGAAACAAAATGGGCTTGCTTTACAATATGTGAAAGAACAAACACCCGAAATATGTTTGGCTGCGGTTAAAAATTATGGGGTTGCTTTACAACATGTGAAAGAACAAACACCCGAAATATGTTTGGATGCGGTGAACCAAAATGGGTTTGCTTTACAATATGTGAAAGAACAAACTCCCGAAATGTGTTTGATTGCGGTGAAACAATATGGGTTTGCTTTACAATATGTGAAAGAACAAACTCCCGAAATGTGTTTGATTGCGATAAAACAATATAGACTTGCTTTCCAATATGTGAAAGAACAAACTCCCGAAATGTGTTTGATTGCGGTGAAAGAATATGGGTATGCTTTACAACATGTGAAAGAACAAACTCCCGAAATATGTTTGGCTGCGGTGAAACAAAATGGGCTTGCTTTACAATATGTGAAAGAACAAACACCCGAAATATGTTTGGCTGCGGTGAAAGAATATGGGCTTGCTTTGTTCTATGTGAAAGAACAAACTCCCGAAATATGTTTGGCTGCGGTGAAACAAAATGGGTGGGCTTTGGAATATGTGAAAGAACAAACACCCGAAATATGTTTGGCTGCGGTGAACCAAAATGGAAATGCTTTGAAATATGTGGAAGAACAAACACCCGAAATATGTTTGGCTGCGGTGAACCAAAATGGAAATGCTTTGGAATATGTGGAAGAACAAACACCCGAAATATGTTTGGCTGCGGTGAACCAAAATGGAAATGCTTTGGAATATGTGAAAAAACAAACACCCGAAATATGTTTGGCTGCGGTGAACCAAAATGGAAATGCTTTGAAATATGTGAAAAAACAAACCCCCGAAATATGTTTGGCTGCGGTGAAAGAATATGGAAATGCTTTGGAATATGTGAAAACATTACAATAAAATTTCATTAAAGCATTGAAAAATAAAAAATATAAATCGTAATACATATATGTCAAAAATTAAATATTAAATATTTTTTACATATATAAATTAACTCAATGTTTGTTTCACCAGTTCTCCATTTTTATACACGGAGCATTTAAATTGCTGTTTGCTGGGCTGACTGCATACCTCTTTGTTGCTATTCAGTTCATTAATAAAAAGCATCGATGACATGGCCGAATAGTATAGAATGCACACAATCATGACACCCAGCAAACTGCCCCCAAACACGTCAGCTAAGAGACGCCCTATCCCCGCCGATGTCATGGATAAATCAACACACATGAGCACTTTTTTAATCACCAAATCATAGACGAAATAAAAGAGAAAAAACAAAAGCATCCAATAATTAACCATGCTTGTTTTGTATTTCGCGCTTTGGATAATCTGCGGAACGAGGAAATAAGCCAATGCAAACCAAATTACAAAAGTGCTGTATGTAGTGTTGCCAGTGCTAGCAAAGGCACGCTGTCCGGCAAAACAATCGGGACGCATAGCCGATGGCATGGATGCAGAGGGTAATATAACCAACCGAATGACGGAGGCAAGAAACACACAAATAATGAAAAATAATCCTTTTCCGGCAATGCCGGAAAAGATGGAAAAAATAAGCACCGCCGTGCAAATGACGGCGGGAGCATAAAAAGCAAAAATCTTGCTAATTTCCGGAATATTTATATTGGCGCTGTTCATCTTATAGTATAATGCTTATCTATCTTATAATAAGGTGATATGTTATTTTACTGCAAAACATCTAAATATCGCCACCCACAATGTTAAAAGAAGTGGGAATAAATTTCCAGTTTAGTTCAGCACAAATATTTTTCCAAATTTCATCCTGACTCATAAATATTCCAGGTTCCTTTAACATTGGAATATCCTTTGCATATTTTGTTTCCCCCAACAGCTCATACATCTTGTAAAAGGCAAAATAATAATGTATATAATTGCATCGACTTTCGTCTTGGTGTTTGGAAAATGGCACCAAGGTTTCGTCAAACATTTTGCATAATTTCATCTCTAATTCTCGGCTTAATACAGGGGGCGGAACACCCAACTTATTTTTAATAAACGGGATATGTTCGTAAAACTTGCTGTCATATCCCAGATTACGCAAAATCTCCCGCATTTTGTAATATGTTAGTTGTTCATTGCTCAATCTCTCCTTTTTAATCTGCAAACGGCATTTCTCAATCACTGTGTCGGCAATATATGTGGTCTCTTTTGCCTGAAATTGTGCGAGAATTTCTTTAAAGTGATTGGACCGGTCATACAAAAAGGTTCCCAATTCTTTGGGAGGTTCCTTATAAGATTGCTTTTCGTTTTCGGGAATATAGGTCACACTGGCTGCACAATGGTCGCACACCAAGAAGCCGTCGTCATCGGAAATTAATAGTTTTCCCTTTTTGCAATACACGCAATAATTATGCACACTAGACGCCAAAGCTGCGGTGTCATGAACGTAATTTTCATCAACGTTGCTTAAATATTTCGATACAATATTTTGCTGACTATTTCCATCAGCAGATGCTGTTGCGGAAAAACCACCAAATCCATTTTTCTGGGCGTTTTGCTTGCGAGTTTTGTTAAAAAAATCGCGAATGCGTTGTTTGCCAAAGGAAACTGGTTCTTGTTCGCCGTCCTCTGTTTTTTTTTCTTTAATAACTGATGTCTCTATTTCTGTCTGCTTTTTCAAATTGAAATATTTAAAAATAATATGGTAATTGTCTAAAATATATTTGTTTTTCTTTCGCTTCAATTCATTCAATTTTTGGTGTGTAGAAGTCAATTCTTCTTTTTTGTTTTTTCGTTCTTTGTTAGAGAGCGCGGTCGCGTTCATACTTTCTTTGTCATTTAAAAAATCTTCCTGCTTTTTTATTTCCTCCAACAAATCTTCCTCTTCTTTGGAAAAGGCATTCATAATATTTCGGTGAGTTTTATCCAAGGTCGCTTGATTTACATTTTTTGTGTCCTTGGAGTTTTTTGATTTAAAATTAGAGGTCATTTTTTGATGAATAATACTGGTTATATATAAACTAACAATAATTAAAATTAACAATTAAAAAATAAACAAAAATAGGGAACAAGGGGCTGAAAAAAATTACAAAAATACAAAAGTATACAATTAATTATTTTTTGTTATAAATTGTTTTTATAACATTTTGTTATAAATATTTTATTTATTTGTTAGTTAGTTTCTATTGAATTTGTTGTTTCATAAAATTTTTTAATTCATCTTTCATATTATTTTTTGTATCACCCATGGCCTCTTTGATACCTGAGCCTGAACCCGACCCAGAAATATTATCGATGTTATCATTTCCTAACAAATCGGAAATAGACGTAGTTCCAGAGGGCGACAAATTATTCCCATCATCATATATATAGTGATTATTGTTTACATTCACATCATTACTTTTGTTTAAAGCATCTAAAATGGATGCATAAGTTTGCGATGGTTCAAAATATTTAATTTTGGGCGTTGTTAGGCTTTCTGTTAAATAGACAAATAAATAGTGGACTAAATATATAAAAATAAATGAAACAATTGCAACTTGGACAATAGTTATAAACATGCGTATTTATATTTATATGTTAATGAAGAAAATAAAAACTCGTAAAAAACAAAACAAACAAAACAAACAAAACAAAACAAAAATTAACTCCAATACATTCGTTTTTTAACCATTTCCGCGTATTGTCGTTTCAAAAATGTGGCACTTAATTGCTGTTTGGTAATGTCTGTTTCATACATAGTCGCAAATAATTTCGTGAAATCGTCATAAAACGATTTTTTTATCAATTTCTTTTCGTAAAAATTGTTCAAGACATATTGCAAGGTAAATCCAAGTCCATAAACGTCAATGGAAGCGCCAACCATAACAATAAATTTTAGATTGACCGTTTCACCTTGTTTATTGATGTCAACAAAATGGGGTTCTACCGGAATGGTTGAAAATCGTTCTAATCCCTGAAAAAACTCATCCACTTTTAAAGATATGCGTGTTTGATATAATTTCATATCGTGCACCATTTTACGCATTTCCTCTTTGGTATAAATATAATCAAACACATGGTTAAGAGCACTTGGACGGCTGGCATCTACTCCCAATTGTTGTAAATCAATGGAGTATTTACCACCGACAATAAGATTGGTAAAATCCCAAGTATAATCCGCTTTTTCCACCTCTGATGACTCCACATATTTATTAAAAGTGTCTGCATTAGCAAATGCTGTCGCCCATGGGTAAGACCAATGCATGACTGCTTGGGGATTATTATTCTCCTTCGATGCATTTATAAATGACTCCATATTCGTCATCAGACCAAAGTCAATATATCGCATTTGCATTTTACCTTCATTAAACAGGATATTGTGCGGTTTCAGGTCATAATGTATCAAACCATTCTTTTGAAAAAATTCAAGACCATCGAATAGATTTAACACGCATTTCATCCAAAAATCTCGCACAATGGCTGGCGACAAAGAAGAGGTGAGTTGTTTTCGACAATAATCCTTCAAGTTTAAGCCTCCATAAGGGAAGGTCAAAACACGAAAAGATTGTTTTTTGGATGGTTCATACAAAGGACTAGTGTCAGATAAATAACATTCCTCCAAGGCTTTCACAATGCGTGGGTCATTGTAATCTGGCTGACACATAACTGGTGTTCCTAAATGGTATTTATTTTGCGGGTCTAGTTTAGAGATAAATTTAAATTCATCCAATTCCTTTTCCGCGTCGCGTTTAAGCATAAATTTAGAAATTAAATTTTTAGAGTCCGTATTGTGGAGTTTTGCATTGTATACTTTGCAAGGAATATAAGGGCGGTAAACACATCCATAAGAACCTTGACCGATAATTTCGGTTTTTACTACCTTTGTTGGCGACTTTTTGGGCTGTTTTAATGTTTTATTTTTTTCTTTGTTTTTACTTTTGTTAGGAATGTTGGCCTTTGGAACGCATTTTTTAGATTTGGATGGATATTGGTTATATCCATTGGGACAACGAAAACGCACCATTTATTTAATCCAATATTTTTACTACAACTAACAAAAAGAAAAAGAAAAAAGAAAAAAGAAAAAAGAAAAAAGAAAAAAGAAAAAAGAAAAAAGAAAAGAAAAGAATATAAAAATAAAAATGTTTATGTGAATAATGGCTCCGTTAAAGGTATTGATTGTTAATAAGGATGCGACTTTGACTGCATACCAAATTAAAGAATACAGCGAAGATAAGTTGTTTAAAAAGTGCGGATTTAAATCCGTCAATGGTTTCAAGTGTTTTACCACCTGGTGCATCGAAGTAGAAGGAACTAAATATGGCGTGAAACTTTATGGTAAAGAAACCGGAAAGCCAATGACAGAGAATAAATATGAATTTCCCCCTCCTGTGGATACAACCTTGCTCTTTGGAAATGGACTTCTGGTTGGGTTTCGCCAGAATGATGAAACCTTTGACATGGAACCTACGGATTTGACCGAAGCCAAATGGAAAAAGTTTGAAGAAGAGTTGTTTGGTGGGTTCGAAGATTTAACTGCCCCAAGTGATGGCGATGAAAGCGATGAAGATGAATTATTGAATGTATCGCCATCCAAGAAAACCAAGTCGGGGTATTTGAAAGATAGTTTTGTGGTTGAAACTAGCGATGAAGAAAATTGCATTGAAGAAGAGGAAGAAACAGTACCAAAAGCCGAACCAAAAACAAAAGCAAAGACAAAGGCAGATGCTAAAACAAAAAAAGGCAAAAAAGATAAAGATGACTCTACTTCTGTGAAAAATGCTATTAAAAAGGAAAAAGAAAAAGAAAGAGCAAAAACGAAAACATCAACTAAAAAGGAAATCAAAGACCCCCAAGAAAAAAATGATAATTTGCTGATGGAGGAAGAATATATTTATTAATTTTTTATTTTTTATTTTCATATTCCATTTCAACTATGTTTTAACTTTTTAATTTCATTCAACTATTTATTTTTTACAAGGTAAAAAATAAAATAAAATTAAACAATTAATTCTCGAATTATGCATCCATAGGCACAGGATTTAAAGCCAATTTAAGTTCGCCCATATTAAATACATCATATCTTACAACCAACGGCACATCGTTGTCCAAATATAGGTTCAACTGACTGCACAATTCTTTACAACGCACAAACAAACTCAAATATTTCAGGGAAAATACCCCCTGTACGATTTTTGTTGTATCTTCATCGTCTTCGCCCTCTCCACTTCCATCGCCACCAGTAAAGACACGGTGGTCTTGCTCCGATGACATACTTCCCTTGCCTGTGAAAAATATTTCCTTTCCAACACATTTAATTTCCAAAGTCTTGGAAATATCCGACATGTGTTTAATAATCTTGGTAAATTCATGCGACGAAAAAGTAAGGATTTTAGAATAGGTAACATCGGGCCATTCATTTTCATTATTCTCCGGTTCCGCCAACTGAATTTTTTTGATACGTGTCTTTCCTTGTCCTTGGGCAATAAGAGTTAGACACGAAACTACGCCATTAGAATAATCATCATTTTCAATGCATACAGTCAAAATATCCTCGGTATCGAAAGAGTTGATGCATTTGAAAAAGTGGTCCAGCTTAACACCAATAACAATCTTATCTTTTTTGCAAATGTATTTTTCCAATTTCATTGCGTTCATAAATAGATGAACCAGAATAATCATGGTGTTATCCATTTCCACAATGTAAAACCCCTCCTTTTTGAAAATGATATTTCCCGCCATCAGCATTTCTTTCATGCAGGAAAAAAGGGTTCGCAGAGGATTAATTTGAACGGTTTGAAATGCCATAACGACATTATCTTCGTTGAAAATATATGACATGATTGTTTTTTGATTAACTACAAACAAATCTTATTTTAAAATATAAATTGTTTTTATATGTTTTTCAAAAACAAAAACACAAATAAACACAACGAAATAAAAAAGATTTTTTATTTTTGTTTTATTTTTGTTATTTTATTCATTTTATTTTCAACCATTTATACAAAACAAATCTGCTCGGCCTATTAACACCAGGTAATTTTGTCGGTATCAAAGTCATATGTGCCACACTTGCCAGAATTGTTTTCAATAAAGTCCTCGGGATACACATCGCCTGTCTTGAAATGCTTGTGAGGCTTTGAACTGTTGAATACAATGTATCCGGGCGTGGTAGTCTCTTCAAAATCGCTCTCGGTAAAAGATAATTGGCTTGAAACAGAGGTGGTTGACCTGTTGTCATCGTTATCATCAGTCAAAATAAGTTGCTTGATGGTCTCCTCAGGGGCTTTATCGTCAGCAAGCTTCATCTTGTTGTTCTTGGGTCGGCCACGCTTTTTGGTTTCTTCTGTGCTTGCCTTGGTTGTTTTGGTTGTCTTGGTTGCCTTGTTAGCTTCCTTCTTGGCAGCTTTCTCCGCTTCCTTCGCTGCCTTGTTGGCTTCCTTCTTGGCGGCCTTCTCTGCTTCCTTAGCTGCCTTGTCTGCTTCCTTCTTGGCTATTTTCTCCGCTTCCTTCGCAGCTTTATCAGCCTCCTTCTTGGCAGCTTTCTCTGCTTCCTTGGCTGCCTTTTCAGCCGCTTTTTCTTCGGCAGTCATTTTACCCTTTCGTGGTTTTTTTGCAGGTGCAGGTGCAGGTTCTGGTTCTGGTTCTGGTTCTGAAATCTTACTTACCATGTCTTCTTCTTCTTCGCCACCTGCCGTTGCTACAGCTGATGCTGCGCATCCGGGGTCGGTCTCGCTATTCATGTAGAAATTGAGGGTCTCGCTGAGAAGACGAAGCGCGTTCGAACGCGAACCGAATTCGGTGCTGTTAATAAGCACATTCACGAGTGTCTTCATGACGGACATATTTGACAGTTTGACGTAAAAGTAAAGATAAGAAATGCTTTGATTTGATTTGATTTGATTTGCTTTAACCTTTTGGGGTTAGTGCTTTATTTTTAACACCAATTTCTTTTTCATTTTTATATTTTGGCCATTTTTTGCATTTTTTGCATTTTTATTTTGGAATTTTGTTAGTAAATAAAAGAATAAAAAGATAAATGATAAAGTAAAACAAAAACAAAAAACAATAACAAAAATGAATACCAATGAACCACCAGATGTTGTATTCATAGTACCTTATCGCAATCGCCCCCAACATAAATTTTTTTTTTTAAATTATATGACGCATCATATATTGCCCCCAAATACTTCCAAAAAATATGAAATATACATGTCTCATCAGCACGACAAGCGAGCCTTTAATCGCGGTGCAATGAAAAATATTGGGTTCTTAGCAGTAAAAAATAAATATCCCGAGCATTATAAATCCATTACTTTTGTATTTAATGATGTAGATACATTGCCTTTTGCAAGCATTTTCAATTATCAAACAACACAGGGAATAGTAAAACATTTTTACGGATTTGAATATGCATTGGGTGGAATTGTAGCGATTACTGGTGCTGATTTTGAAGCGGTAAATGGATACCCCAATTACTGGGGCTGGGGAATGGAAGACCGCGTTCTACAAGAGCGATGCTTAGACCGCCAATTGCGCATTGACCGGCAACAATTTTTTCCCATTGGGTCGCCTGAAATATTGCAATTATTCGACGGCGTGGAAAGGCTTATTAATCCAGCAGATATGGAAAGGTCAAAGTATGATGCATCTACAACCAATGGCTTGGCATCCATTTCTCTTTTGAAATATAAAATCGCTGATGGCGATGCGTCGGCTAACAAAAATGATATGAAATATGTCGTGCAATCACCTCCAACCCCACATTCAATTCCAACTTCAACCTCAAATTCAAATATAAATACATTTGTATATTTTATTAATACGAGTTTTTTTCTAACAGGCTCTAATTTTGAAACGAACAAATCACAACTGCTTCATTATGATTTGCGTCCAGGTGCAAGTCGTATGGCCCAAACATACAAGGTGGAACAAAGTCAAATGGTGGAAACAACGGACACATGGAAAAATATTCCTATGTATCCTACACATCAGCAAAAAAGGGCAATGGAAAAACAACATGGTAAGGAACGAGCCAAACAAATAACCGCACAGCAATATTATCAATCAAATAAACGAGGGAGACCGAAATAATAATAGCAAACAAATTAACAAAAAATAAAAAATAAAAATGATTTATTTTCTAAAAAGCACAGCATAGCATAACATAATATAATGAATACAAGAATGTTAAAATTACACGATTGGATAGATGAAACTAAATTGGACTTATTGGGTTTATGCCATAACCCCAATGCAATTTCTTTGATAAATAAAAATCTTGAAAAACTATGCACGTCATGTTGGAAAGCATTGTGTAAAAACCCAGACCCGAATGCCATTCATTTATTGGAACAAAATCCCGACAAAATAGATTGGTGGTATATATCGGCCAATCCTAATGCTCTTTCTTTATTGAACCAAAATCCAAGAAAAATTCGTTGGGAGTATGTATGTTTAAATCCTAATCCTGATGTTATTCCTTGGTTGGAAGAACGTTTAGAAAAAGCGAATGGAAATTGGGTTTTAGCTTTCAACTCAACACGCAGTCATGCTTTATTATCTCAAAATCCGAATGCTATTAATTTATTGAAAAAATATTCAAATAAATTATATTGGCCAACTTTGTCGCTTAATCCCAGTGCCATTTCTTTATTAAAACAACATCCAGAGCATATTGATTGGAATGAATTGGCTAGAAATCCAAATGCTATATCTTTAATAGAAAAAAGACTAGAAAATTCAAATGACAATGTTAATGAACCAGATGATATTTATAATAACCCCAGATTTTGGTTTAATTTATCCGAAAACCCAAATGCCATTCATTTGTTGGAACAAAGAGGAAAAAAATCATATGAAATAGAAACAGATGATTGGATAAAAAAAATAGATCATTTGATAGATTGGTGGCTATTATCCGAAAACCCAAATGCCATTCATTTATTAAAGAAATATCCAGAAAAAATTGAATGGCATTATTTTTCAAAAAATCCCAGTATTTTCACCTACGACTATGATGCAATGCATGAACGATGTTTAATTTTTAAAGAAGAGTTGATGAAAAACCGGTTTCATCCACGCAACCTTGGCAAATTTCGCGACTGGCGAATAGATGGATTTGATAGTGACAGCGATGGTGATGATAGTGATAATGATACACAATAAAAACAAAAAAATAAAAAACAAAAAATAAAAAACAAAAAATAAAAATAATCAATCAAAATTTATTTCGCAGAGGCAGCACTACGGGTGCTACATAATTTTGACCAAACACAATTTGTCCGCCAAGAGGTGCAGTCGCCAAAGTTGATATTCGCATATTTCTACTTTGGTGCGAAATTCTATATCCATTCATTTTTTCATCCACTTTTTCCTGAAAACATTCGCAAAAGTAATCCGCATCACCCCCGCTAACCAAATTGGCTTGCAGACGCAGGAGTTCGCGGTCATAGCGATTTAATATTTGTCTGGCTCGTTTTCGATTGGTTGCCGAACCAGGAATGAAATTACCTGTTAGAGACATTTATGATTTATGTTAGGTATTTGTTTTCTATTCTTTTGATAATTTTATATTTAATTTTTTGCTTCTTTCTCTTCTTTTTTTGCACCCATTTCTTTATCTTTCAATTTTCTTTCCAGCATTGCAATTTTATTTTCCAATGCTGTTTTCATTTGACAATAAGGAGCAGATGAAAGTATCATGTCCCGTTGTTGGGCTAGTCGCTGTTCTGTGCGCGATTGTATTTGTTTTTCTCGTTGCTGTAATTTCTCCAAATTCAACTGCGGTTTATTTTCCCTTTTGCCTGGGTCATATTGGTTTAACAAAAAGGTTGCGGTTGAAACATAAAAATCAACCAAAATAGGGTCGCGAATAAAATCCGATATTTGAAACCGCGAGGGGGTCATGCGAAATTGTTCTGGGTCAAGCAACATATATTCCTTGTTTAAAGAATTATGCGGATGCGAAATAACCAAGATGGTTTTTTGGGGGTCCAATTGCAGGACAGGTTCTCTACATCCACTTTCATCTTTTCCGCTGTTTTCGTTTCCACCAGTTGCCCTCGCGCTTTTTAGAAACGCTGGTTCCTCGCCGTATCCCTCGGTATCTTCATATCGGGCGTTCGCCAATGCAGACCGCCAAAAGGCAAACGTCGCAGCCGTCGCAGTTTCATCACCATAAGGACCGCATTGATACAATTTATCCACATTTTTGAAATACATGTGCATCTCACTGCTTCCTGCAATGCGATATTGAGGATGCGATTTTAGCATTTCCACTGCATGGGCGACGCGTTCAGGAGGATAGTAATCGTCATCATCCATATATACGATAATATCCCCCGTGCAACATTCGTGCATATAATTCCGTTTTTTACCCAGTGGCATTTTTTCATCGGCTATGCGAATATATTTTGCAAAAGGTAAATGGGCCACTAAATCTTCCACTAGGTCGGTGCCGTCATCCACCACAACCCATTCTATTTTCGAAAGAGGATAGGTTTGGCGTTTAATACATTCCGTCAAATAAGGAATAAAGGGACGACGATTATAAGTTGGAGTGCATATGCTTACAGTCGTGGTTGTTTGCATTTTATTTTTCTTTTATTGTGTATCTTTTTTATTTTTGTTTTGTTTTGTTTTGTTTTGTTTTGTTTTGTTTTATGTTCGTTTTATTTGTTTTGACAAAAATAAATTAACATCAAAAAATCAGTTTCCTAACAAAAAAAGAAATATAGGTATTAAATAAATAACAATCGCAAATAAATATTTCTTTATTTGTTAGTTAATTTGATTGAAATGGCTTCAACCGTAGAACAGAAAAAAAATCAACAAGAAGGTGAAGAGGGTTCAGGAACATCGCCTAACAATATTAAAAAACCGGATTTCTATGGTTTCGGTAATTCTTTCTTCATAAATTCTCTGCAACTTTTATTTTATGTTGCCCTCATCGGCTCCATAGGAGCATACACAGTGAAAACGGCAGTTGCCAATTCTTCAGATTATTGCACTGCAGAATTGGCGAATGCACTTAAAGGAACACTCATGGGTTGTCGCCGTGATACAGGCATCGGTCCTGCTCCTCCATTTCTGGATGCTTCTAAAACATCGGTGGTTGCAAAATATTTCCGTCAGATATTTACTGATGCCTTTTCTACTAATACATCATTTATTACGATATACAGCAATGTTTTAAATAGTCTTCCTAATTGGGCTATTTTACTGGCATATAGCCTTGTAAGCATTCCTTTATTCCTGGTATTGTGGATATTCAATTGGATAACCAATATTATTTTCGCCCTTACCAATTTAAAACTCTTATTCATTCAAAAGGAAGATTGCGAGCCGACATTATTTGGTGGCTCACAAAAGAATTGTGATGCAAATGCATGGCAAAAGGAAAAAGACATCAGTTGGTTCTCGCTACGATGGATACCCGTGCTCTTTTATTTAATGATTATCGGTTTAACCACCTTTTTTTCATCACTTTACACGACCTTTGCGTCCCTTTTTTCGCCATTGATGATGAAATTTGTGCTGGCAGATAAAAGTAAATATGGTTTCAGCGATTTCTTACAAGATATGATTGTGACTAACAAACCTCTTTGGTTTATTCTTTTTTCGCTTGTTTTACTTTCCACCACCAACACGTATTTAGGAAACACTTATAGTATGGCTGCGATTTTTGCCATGATTGTAATGTATTTCAAAGTTTAAGTTTAAGTTTAAGTTTAAGTTAAGTTTAAGTTTAAGCATTTAGTTATTTTTTCTTTTTTCTTTATTCTTTATATTTTTGCAATGCAACAAAAATATAACTAATTACCTAACATATTTTCCCACACGAACAAAACTATCAACAATGAAAATAATAAAAACACCCAAAAAAGAATACAATACAATATCCTCGACAACACTATCCGTTTTTTCCGCTTGTTGTTCTTCCATCAAACCGATTAAGTAGTTTAATTTCGTAATTACGGGGTCATTTTCATTTGAAATTTGTGCAGGAGCAGAAAGAGATGCAATGGGTGTTGCAGAAGAAGGAGGAGGATAATTTCCCATTAATTTGCGATAATATTGTTTGGACTGCTCCTCGGTCATGAAGTTTTGGTCTAAATCATGTGTGTTGTTGTTAGTTTTATTGTTATTGTCATCATTACCATTATCCATATCAAGGGTAGAATTAGGAACAAAACTATTAGCATTATTTAAATCATCACTGCTGTATGCATCAGGAGCATTTTTAATGCGTTCTGAACTCATAGATGTAGGAGGAGCCAAAGGCTCAAAATCGCCTAAATTATTATCCAAAGGATTTATGCTTGCAAATCCCTCGCTTTTTGCGGGCATGTATGGTGTTCTACTTCCATCCATATCATTGTCGCCGGTATAAATGGGTGGAAGCCCGGATTTATTTTTCAATGTTCTTTTATGCTGATTAGATAATTTTCTTTTTTGTATTAATGGTTGGGACCCGGAGCCGGAATTTAAATTAATATTTTTGTTAGTATTATTTAATCCATAAGCATCTTCCACGCTTGCCGCAGAATAAGAAAACGACATTCTTATTTAAATTAAATATTATTTTCAAAAGAAAAAAGTATTTATCTTATCATCAGTATTTATTTTATCATTGTCATTCTTTTTACCATTCATTTACCATTCTTTTTCCATTCATTTAACCATATCTTTAATTATTTGCTCATCACACAACAAATAATTATGGGGACATTTCGCCAAAGATATAAATTTCGGTTTTTTCATTTTGATTGTTTTGTAATAAATATAATCAGCCTTACCCGATTTTCCAGCACGAATATTAATTTCTTTTGAAATGGTGCGCAAAATGGAATTATTTATATCTGATACTGGTTTTTTTGTGTCGGCTTCTTCTAATGCTATGGCTGCATCACCTGTATCCGCATTTTGTTCTAATGTCGGTGCCTGAATGTCAGCCAAAAGTAGCGGTTGTTTCGGGTCTTGTATCTTTTCCAATGCTTCCATTTTTAAATTTATATCCTTGCGAACCGGAATAAACAAGGGTTTATCGGCTGTTTTATCTGTTCTATCAACGATAACCAATCCATTTTTACTAACCATTAATTTCAGTTTACGTTCAGGATTATCGGCATCTTTCACCACCACACCGAATTTTTTATTGTTATGTATTTGAAGCATTTTGTCGTCTTCTAACGCCGATTGCTCTTCTTGCACCATTTGGTCTACGCATCCCTTGCAAAGTGGAACGCAATATTGGGTCCAACGATTATCATTATCATCAGTTTCCTTATGTGTAGCAATCACATCTAACTTATTTTCCATCTCATTAGTATATTCATATGCAAACAAGTTCGGCCAACGTTTTACGCAAAACTCAGACACTAGAACACCCAGTGGTTGAATTACCAATTTACCCTTTTCATTTCCAAAGGTAAAATCCTTATTTTCGGTGGAAATATACGGGCGGTCGGCTCGAATGCTGTATTCAATCATGGTTTTCTTTTGCCCCACAATATCCTGTTTTTGGACATATTTTTTTTCCTGTATTTTATCAATAATCATTGCGAAGGTAGAAGGTCGGCCAATTCCGCGGTCTTTCAAAAGTTGAATAAGTTTAGCCTCGGTTAAATGACCCTTGGTTTTCACTAAATGCGGAGAAGCTGTAATTACTGAATATTGAACTTCAGTCGCCTTTGCAGTTTGCGAAAGACGATGCAAATACTGATACTCATCCGTCATTTCGGTTCGCTTGGAATTCACACATTTCCATCCCCAAAATACCACATTTTCGGCAGCAAAAGTATAATAATGGTCCAATGGAGCCGTAATTTTGACTCGTATCACATGCACTTGTGCCGGTCCCATACAGGCCTCCATGGTGCGTTTCCAAATAAGAGAATATAATTTGGCGACCCTTTCATTGACATTAATGCGTTTTGTATCCACGGCTGCATATTTAATGGAAACAGGACGAATAGATTCATGGGCACCCGCACTCGTACTTGTTCCAAGTTCCTCTTTCAAATGCGGGTTCAAGTTTTGTTTATATGACTTTTGAATAAATCCCAAGTCATTCATGCATGCGTCCATTACAGCATCTAAAAATTCAATGCTTAATTGTTCGCTGTCCGTTCGCATATAGGTAATCAATCCATGTTCGTATAATGTTTGGGCACAATGCATGGTTTCTTTTGGTCCCATGTGAAGTTCATTGGTTGCTAACTGCAAAAGAGATGCCGTTGTCAGAGGTTTTGGTGCCGACCGAATAGACAATACAGGTTTTTCGACCGACAAACAATGTGAAAATGTTTGGGAAGCAGTTAAGAAACTCTCTACGTTATCACAATCCGTTTCGTATTCCAAGTCTCGATTTAATGTACACGGCAACATATATTTCGTGAAATGACCCGTGATTTTATATCGCAGGACACCTGGGTTTGCTTCCAATTCAAGATGATTATCATAAACCAGTCTCAACGCAGGCGTTTGACATCGTCCAGCGGATAACCCCTGTGGCTTGTCGTGCGACAGGCCGTTGATTTGATAGGTGAATGCTTTCCACAACTTGGGCGAAATAGTGAAACCGACCAACAAATCCAGAATTTGGCGACATTGTTGGGCTTCTACGCGCGCCATGTCAATGTGTCCCGGTCTACAAATGGCCTGCTGAATAGCCGGACGCGTGATTTCGTGAAAGATGATGCGTTTGGTTGTCGCAGGATTGAGTTTTAAAACCACGCATAAATGCCAACCAATGGCTTCGCCTTCGCGGTCATCATCCGTTGCAATGATAATCTCCTTGCAAACGGCTGACTTGGATTTATTTTTTAGCACTTTAATCTGGTCTAGTTTGGCTTTCATGTTTGTATAAGTAGGAATAAAAGAACCATCGTCCATTTTGATATTCGATAAAGCGGGGAGTTCCCGCACATGACCGAAACTGGCTTCGCATTCGTAGCCAGGACCTAAATAATCCTTGATTTTTTTGCACTTTGCAGGTGATTCAACAATGACCAACGAATACTTGGTTGCGGTTGCGGTTGCGGTTGTTTGCTTTTTTGACATTGAATATACCACCACTATACTTATATTTTAATTAAATAAAAATATAAAATCATTTTTATTCAAAACAAACAAACTAAATAAAATCAAAAAATAAATAACAAGAAAAATCAATAACAATGCAAACCAAAGAAAAAACACAAGAAACACCAATAACTGTTCCACCTCGCAAAAAAGTCGCTCTGTGTTTCATCATCAGTTATAGCCATATTTTAAACCAAGAGGAAATATGGAAAAAATGGGTTGAACCTAACAAAGACTGGATTAATGTATATGTACATTACAAAGATTTTCGTAAAATTCATTCCCCGTGGTTGCGCGCCCATTGTCTTCCACCTTCATTTATTGTATCCACTTCTTATTACCATGTGGTCTCTGCATATATTTCATTGCTTACTTTTGCTCATCATCACGACACAAGCAATCAATGGTTTTGTATGCTTACCGACTCTTGCACTCCTCTTATTTCTCCACAATTATTCGCCGAACGTTTTTGTGAATACCACGATAAAAGTATATTCCGCACCAAGGGAGCGACATGGAACCCTCAATTTCATCAACGTGCGAATTTGCAACACTTGCCTCAACCAATGCGTGTTGAACACGACCCGTGGTTTACTTTAACCCGTTTGCATGTGGAGCAAATCCTAAATTATACTACTAATCCCATCACTCAGTCTATTTATTTAACCGTCTGTCGCGGAGGTCTGGCGAACGAAACAATATTTGCACTTATGTTGAATATTTTTAATGATAAAGATTTGAATGATGACGAAACTAACAAAAATCGTAATTATATAAATAGTTCGGCGACGGTGGCAGATTGGACACGACGTATGAGCCCCACAAGTCCTTATTTGTTTTCTGGAACAACAAATGCAGACCAAAATCGGCGTGTAATTGCGGATTTAATGAAAGCCAATCCATTGGCAATGTTTTTACGAAAGGTTAATTCAACTTTTGTTTTGCCATCCTTTTCGCATTTATAATTATAAATTTTTTGTTTTGATTTATTTGCTATTTATTTTGAAAATGTATTAAAAGAAACGCAGCATAATAATATAACGATAAATAAAATCAACACAACAAAACAATCCATCAGTTTTATTTGTTTGATTGCATTAGCAAAGATTTTCCAACCAACCCATTTATATTTTTTATTTTTCATTTGTTAAGAAGACACCATGATTAACTACGGCTATTATGACGAAGATGATGATTATTATGTCGATGATAAGAAGACCCAATCATACACCCATACTATGTCGCGTTTGGTGACGGAAGAATATATGTATCGTGGTCATTCCCATACCCGCACCAGAAACAAGAATTACACTGTATTTTCCAGCGATTTTATGGGAGGAAGAATTAATCACGCCAAGACTGGCGAATTCATTGGATATGTAGGAAAACACGATGGAGACTTGTTTAAAGTATCAATGACTATTGGAGTAAGACCAGGTCGCCCTTCTAATCCAACGCACCTATATTATTATAGTCCCGATGAGTATGAACGTCATCATGGTGTGTCATTGCCTCTGAATGTGAAAGAAGCGTGGCATAAGAAACAGCTTCAAGGTGGCTATGAAAGTATGTAATCAAATAAAAAAATAAAAAATAAAAATGAATAATTTTATTGAATAAATAGCATTATTCATATCCAAGAGATATAATTTAATTCATATTTTAAATATGTGGAAATTGCACGATTGGATTGAACTAGAAGATTTAAATTGGTATTACTTATCAAGAAATAATCCTAATGTCATTCATCTTTTGGAACAACAGATAATAAAAGACCCCAAAAAAATTCATTGGGATTGGATATCAAAAAATCCCAATGCCATTCATCTTTTAGAACAATATCCCGAGAAAATTGATTGGACTATGTTATCAGGAAATCCCAATGCCATTCATCTTTTAGAACAATATCCCGAGAAAATTAATTGGTCTCGGTTATCAGGAAATCCCAATGCCATTCATCTTTTGGAACAATATCAATATCCCGAGAAAATTGATTGGTATGAGTTATCACGCAATCTTAATGCCATTCATCTTTTGGAACAATATCAATATCCCGAGAAAATTGATTGGTATGAGTTATCACGCAATCCTAATGCCATTCCTCTTTTAGAACAACACCCCGAGAAAATTGATTGGACTATATTATCATCCAATCTCAATGCCATTCATCTTTTGGAGCAACATCCCGAGAAAATTGATTGGACTATGTTATCACGCAATCCCAATGCCATTCATCTTTTGGAGCAACATCCCGAGAAAATTGATTGGTATGAGTTATCATCCAATCCCAATGCCATTCATCTTTTAGAACAATATCCCGAGATGATTTATTGGAAAATGTTATCAATAAATTCCAATGCTATTTATCTTTTAGAACAATATCCCGAGATGATTTATTGGGAAGGATTATCCTGTAATCCCAACATTTTCACTTATGATTATGATGCAATGCGAGACCGATGTCTTATTTTCAAAGAAGACTTGATGAAAAATCGGTTTCATCCGCGCAACCTTGGCAAGTTTCGGGATTGGAAAATTGATGGCTTTGATAGTGAAGATGAGAATGATGATGATGAATAAAGTGGTTAGTAATTTTGTATACAGCAGGTTGGTTATTTATTAATTTCTATTCTAAACATTTTTCACATTATTCCAACAATTTTATAAGTTCTGGTTTTTTCAATTTAGATGGGTCATCACATAATCCCTTCTCAGAAACCATCTGGCGTAATGTAGCAACTGCTGTTTTTTTGTAATCTGTTTTCATTTCCATAAAATCATCATCATCGTCTTCATTCAAATTTTCTACATCAATGTCAACATTTGCATTTACATTTACATCTGCATTTGCATCCTCTTCAACTTTTATATCCTCATCAGGCAACTCTTCCACACGATTATCTGTGGCAGGCATTGCCGATGTACCATTAATAAACCCCATGGTCGCTGCATTAATTTCCATCATGTGAATAATTGGAGGAGAATTATTAGTGGCATCGGAAGCAGATAAATCAATGGGACTAACAAACTGCATTGCTTCTGAGCCAGATAATGAATTGGTTTCAAAATATGCTTGGGCATTATTTGTATTTGCATCCGTTTCTGTGTTGTTTTCAGACTCGCTGTCATCGTAATCGACATCTTCATCATTATCATCTTCATCTTCATCATCCTCTTCATTATCGGACACAACAATTTTTCCATTATCACCACCCTGTGCTGACGCAGGATATTGATTTTCAGTTAATTCTTCGCTACTAATACCACCACCGCCTCCAAGCAACTGTGATTTAATAATTTGTGTATCTTGAATTACTCCCTGCAAAACATTTACCATTGAAGATAATTTATGGTCTTGTTCGGCAATGCGGTGATTAATATACAAGTATATCGCACCTAACAAAATCACTAATGTAGTAATACTTAGTAAAATATAAGAACTAAAAAAAGAACCGAAAAAATCAGGCATCATTATTTTTATTTTACCTTAACATAACCAACAGATTTTTCCAAATAAAATAACGCATTTTACGCATTATTTTATTTAATTTAATTTTTCATTTTTGTTAGGTAGCATCAAAACAAAAGAACCGAAATATTTATTTTTTCTTCTTTGACAAGGTAGTATTTTGTTTTTTCTTTCCCTTGTCAGTTACCTTTAATGTTTTCGCTTTTACTCTTTCTTTTGTTGTTGTTGTTGCTACTGCTGTCGCAGAGGCAGCCGCCGCCCTTTTCTTCTTAATGTTAGATGCAAGTGGATAAATATTATATTCATGCATTTTGTCAGAACATTTTTGTTGATTTGTTATCCATTCCGTGATTTCCGATTTTTTATCCTTTACTATTTTATTAACCACATTAACATTATATGTTTGTGTGCGTATTTGTTCGGCAATGGGATATATATGTTCCACATAATTGCTAACAATCTTTTTAACATCCGCTTCTTTATCTAACAACACGACATATTTTTCCAATTCTTTTTTACTTTCATTTACTTCATCTAGTTTATCGCAATTTTTCATCACATATTGCAAAGCATTAATATATTGGGTTAAATAATTCAAAAGGTCGCGTTTCAGACCTTGAAAGGTGCTATTAATGCGCTCCACATTTTTATATCCAAAAAGAGCATCATTCTTCAAAATCACAATATCAGTTTGAATTCTTTTGATGTTTGCACGCAATTCACGCATTACTTTTTCGGTGTAATAAATGTAATTGGTTGAAATGGTTGTTTCTGCACATTTGGTTCTGGTTCCGCCTTTGCATTTTATTTCGAAAGTCCTGGTATTTGTTTTTTTGTTGTTAGAAATGATAAATTGACTGCCATCGTATTTTTTCTTTTTATTTTCATTTTTTAGGGTGTAAAAATTGAAGATTTCATCAAATAAATGTGAGTCGCTCTTAATATTTCCGTCATCAACATCAGCAAGTTCAATGGCATCCAAGACATTGGGGCTATTTTCTGCATTATTATCATTTTCCTTATTTTCTGTCGTATCATTTTTTGTAATTGCTGCGGCAGCTACAGTTGCCCTTCCGTGCTTCGCCTTTTCGTATTGGAACATTTCCTTTTCATTTACAAAATGCTGAATAGTGCATTTATTGTCATCTTCCTTTTTATCCTTATTCTTATCTTTATCCTTATTCTTATCTTTATCCTTATTCTTATTGTCTTCCTTTTTGAGTTGTCTTACATGTACGGTTTCTGATTTTTCCAAAATACGGTCATTTATGGCCAAAAGAATATGCTTCACATTTTCCGAGAAAAGCAGATATTTATTTTGATTAACCATTTGCATAGTTTCGCGAACTGAATAATCAGTATTTATTTCTTTTATTCGGTTCTCCTCAACTTCAATTTCCTTTGCATGACGAGCAGTTAAAGCAACATTTTTTGCTAACAACTGGTTTACGCCGTCGTAATACTTTTGTCCTTGATTGATTGCCTGTCTATATTCCCGCAATTGATTTCGCAACTTTTGTTTCACAATTCCATACAAAAAAGAATAGGTTGTGTCATTTGCATAAATTAAAAATGGTTCCAATGCCTGGACGATATTCATGATTGAAAGTTTTGCATTCAAATCCAGGGCATGAATATTATATTTGTTAGCAAACACCTGTTCCACAATCTTGCTATTATATGGAATAACGGAATGCAAATAATCCGACCAAGAGCTTTCGCTCTGTTGAATGGCGTCACTGGAAAAATAAATCGATTTATATTTATTTTCACGGCTGAATAGAGATTTATCATATGAAAATCGTTGTTTTATTTCATCTCGGTTATCCCGATTATCCCGTTCATCCTCACGAAAATAATGTCCGGTTTTAATCAATGCTTCGCGAGGTTCAATCCGGTTTGCCTGTGTCTTGGCAGACAAAAGCGAAAGCAAATATCGCCAGTAAGGATTACTGGTCGCTGCCAAATCAGCACGAGCCAATATATTGGTTCCAGGCAATGAAATGATGGTTTCTTTGGCTGCCGCAATAGGCAATGCCACTAAAGAATGGCTTGAAATTGCATCATTGTTCATCAGCACTTGTTTGGATATGACCTTGGAATTCTTTTCTTTGATAACCCGTATCTGCCCAGTGATGTATTTTCGCGTAGCACAATCAAAATACAATTCATCATCTCCACTGGGTTTGGCGACTAATGTAGATGCAGCATTGGAAATCGGTAGGTCGCTGGCGGAATTGTAAAAGGGTGTGAAAAACATATTTAATTCCTGCCAATTCACATTGAATTGCTTTTGCACCTCTTCCATAGCATTTAAATATTGGTACATTGGAATAAAGTCATTGCCTTCATTTTCATCTTCTTCATCGCCTTCGGTCACTGCACCACATGCAACTACTCCTCTATTTGTGTCAAATGCATCCTCCTTCTTTTTATCTGGGTCGTCATTGCAAAATTCTTTTTGCAAGTTGTTAGCCACCAGATATATCCACGCAAGATTATTTTGATATTTTTCCAAGTATTTTACCAAAGACCGAAATTGTGAGGACTTACGAACCACGTCGTAAATAACACCATCTTCGTCAAAAATAGAGGTTTGGTTTCGCAGTTGTTTGTAGCGGGTAATTAATGTGTGAATTTTATTCACCGCATATGCCGTGCGTTTATCTGCGGGAATTTTAGCCAATTTTGACTCCAACAAGTCATTGACCTGCGTTGTCAAACCGAAACGATTGTAACTGCTCTTTTCTATTTCCATTGGGAATTCGCCCAGAAATACAACAGCAGAAGATGGTTGTTCAACATTTATCCTCGCATCCGTGTCCACATCCACATCTTTTGTAGAAACTGTGTCCGCAACCGCGTCTATTCCAATTTCTTCAAACATTAAACCTTCACCTTCGGCTGCCGAAACAGGTTCATCCAGAATAGTAATTTTTTCCTTTTCATGCAGGTCTTTGGCATCGGCATCGGCATCGGCATCGGCATCATCTTCGTCTTCATCAACCAACCTTTCCATCATTTTTGTTTCATCGGCTTTTTTGGCTTCTGTTGCCGGCGGTCCGTCTAACAAAACAATATAATCAATGTTAGAGGATTTAGGAATGCCTTGATATTTAAAATTAATGAAATAATATGTATCTGTATCTGCGGAATAAATCTGCATCATATCTTGCTTGATATCAGTGATTTTCACAATAAATGGATGAGGGTCATTGCGAAAGTGAATTGCAATCCATGAATTCAGGACAAAATGATGCTGTTTTATAAATCCACGAAGAGGATTTTGATAAATAAGTGTTATTTGTGTAATCTCATCACGGGGCATGAAAAATTCATTCTCGATGCGAATAGTTTGTGCAACCTTTGTATCCACATTAATCAAATCAACTTGTTGTTCGTCAATGTAGTTGATATAATGGAAATCATCTTTGTTGTTAATTTGAATGACATCGCCCAATAATAATTCAACCCTTTTATCTTTTGGTTGTGGTTCTTTTTTTGCATCTGCATCTGCATCTGCATCCACATCCACATCGCCTTTATCTTCCTTTCCCTTCAAAAGTTCTTCTTTGGGGACGCATTTTCCCTCTTTATTTCTTCTTTCACCCTTGCTACATCTTTTCTTTTTTGGTTCTGGTTCTGGTTCTGGTTCTGGTTCTTCTATTTTCGGTTCATCTGCAACCTTGTCTAATTTCTCAATGTTTTCTGGACTTGGAAGAGAATGACGCTTTTCTAATTCTTCTTTGGGAACACATTTTCCTTCTTTATTTTTTCTTTCACCTTTTTTGCATCTTTTTCTTGTTAAAGGAGAACTTGCCTTTTTATTCAGCTTTTTTGTGTCTGACATTATTGCCGTTCCTACTATTATCTTATATTATAAATGTTATAAATAAAACAACCCGTGAATAAACACTTGTTGTTTTATTTAATATTATTATTCAATGATTTATTCAATGTTTATCATTCAATTCTTTACCACCCTACCAATCCCAAACCAATTCCTAGACCGGCTCCCTGGCGAGTGCTGGCCCCAATGCTGGGGATATATGTATCCAGAATAGCAAAAGTAGCAGTGGCGGTTAAAGTGAGAGCCAGAATTTCCTCAATGTTCAACGAACGTTCAGGAATGGCAAACGCGGCGATGGCTACAATAAATCCTTCAATCAAATATTTAATGATGCGGCGAACAAGTTCAGGGACGTCAATCATTTTTATTGGTTAAATTTTTCTTATTATATTTCCTAAATATTTAATTAGATGGTAAAATTATTAAATATTAATACAATTATTTCCTTCGGCTTCTATGAATCCTTTTTGTTCTCATTCTTTTGCCCATTTTTTTGCCCCTTCTTTTTTTCCCTTTTGTTGATTTTCTATATTTTCTATATTTTCTATGTTTTCTTTTTGTAGATTTTCGTTGTTTTATTGTGCGACGACGACGCCCACCCATTCGCTTATATGGTAATGCATCATCGAACGAAGGAGGAGCAGGTGGAGGTAGTCGCATTTCACAAGCATTCTGTATTTCTTGTGTCAATCCATGTGCTTCCAAATTTTCTAACCATTCTTGGGTTAAATCTCCAATTTGTTCTGCATACTTATTATTTTGAACTGCTTTTTCAACGGCATCTTCATATTGCTTATTAATATGCTTAAAATCTTCTAATTGCTTATCCGTGCATACAATATCGGTACTCATTCTTTTGTGTTCCTTATACTATGATATGACTTTATTTTATAAATAACACACCCTTCAAAAATCCATTTTTACTACTACCTCCGTTGCTTTCCCCATCTTCGTTCTCATCCTCCTCCTCAACATCCTCTTCTTCCTCATTTTCATTGCTTTTAAATACTTCGGTTCCATAGTTTTTCACATTTTTATTGGTTGTATTATAAATATCACTTGTGGTTTCAACAATTTTGTATCCCTCTTGTTTATAATACTTGCGTCGTTTGAACCATTGACGTTTAAAAGTATCGTGTGTATCTACAAAATCCACAATTACGGGCGATGTAATGGGATGTTTTGCGCGCAAAATGCGTCCCACAGTCTGTTCTATATCGGTTTTCGGCGTGATTAAAAATTCTGCATTCAAAGACGGAATATCCAGCCCCTCAGCAGCCATCGCATAAGTCGCTAATATCACATGTTTTGTTTCGCTCTTTTTCAGTTCTTCCAATTTCATTCCACCCACATAATATCCAACAGAAGCCATGTTGGTCGCCACAATGTGGCGATACATATACTTTAAAATATTCAGGTTATGTGAAAGAATAATAGTCTGTAATTGTGTGTAAGGTTTCACCGTTGCTTGTTCCACATAATTTGGCTCATATTTCAGTTTTCGCTGGCAATAGGGACACTTGGGTTGCCGTCCCTGTGGATAAACCCGTGTTTCCTTTCGACGCTTGGTGCGAATATCGGTCGTCCATTCGCGTTTGTAATTATTTTCCCATGCATATTCATATGCTTCCCAGCATGTTAGACAACGATATTTCTTTTCGCTGTCTGCCGCATTTGCATTCACACTCTCATTTTTAGAACCCTTTTTCTTGCTTTTCTCGGCACAGCAGGTTGTTTGCATGGGATAAATATCGGGATTACCGCATATTTCGCACACTTCGTGATGCATAGATGCATCTACAACATTTGTATTCGCATTTGTATCCGTATTTTCAACCTGAATAAAATCTCGCAACACTTTTAAAATAAAATTAGTTCGTGAATGGTAGTCGCATATTTTCGAAATCATGGAACTTATCTGCGGTTTTCCGCGAAAGTCTAAAATCACATCTTCAAATTCTGCATCATGCGAAAGATAAGTCATTTTGCGCACTTCAACCGCCAAATCATTTTCCTTTCGCTTTGCCCGATGCACGACCTCTCCCAAAAACATTTTAAATACATCCGTAGTTCCGTCTTTTCGGTCCATGGTTCCAGATAAACCCAACATATATCGCGTAACCAGGCTAAATAGCGATTTAGAAAATACTTCACTAGACACATGATGCACCTCATCGAAAATAGTGAAACCAAAGGAAGCAAATAATTCGGGTGGATATGATTTGGTTTTGCTAACAAGCGATTGTATCATGACCAACACAATGTCCTTATCTTCAATGTCGATTGTCGGTCCTTGAATTTTTCCAATACGTGCCTGGGGCAAAAACTGACCGATGCGTTCAATCCACTGGTTCATCAGGAACTCCTTTCCCACAACCACCAGCGTTTTTACTCCTAGACGACTAACAAGATTGAGTGCACTGGATGTCTTACCCCAAGCGGGGTACAAATCTAACAAACCACCGCGTCCCACGACGTCGCCTGTATCAAATCTCTCGCTTTTACTCGGGTCGCGAATGTATTCCATATACTCTTCCACCACAGGTTTTTGGTAATCTCGCAATGCTCCATGAAATTCAAGATGAATGGCATCGCCAATTGGAATGGCGGTTTGTTTCGCAATGCCGAAATGCTTTTCTCCAAAGTATCGAGGAACATACATCTTAGCGTCATTCTCGCGCCACGCTTCAAATGTATTGGCCGTTTGGACCGGAGCACCCGCGGTAAAGGGCTTTACTGTTAATTGTTTTCGTATCCATTGCTGTTTTTCCAGAGATAATTCTTTTTTCAAAAGTGTATATCCCTTGGGTCCTAATTTTGTATTCATCGTATTCGCATTTTCATTTATATTACCTTGCATTTTTTCATTCATTCTTTGTTCTTTGTTCTGTGAATATACCTATACATTACTGATGTTTATTCTTTTATTTTGTTTTGTTGTTGGGTTTCCACTTTTACTTTCCTAACAAAATACAAAATAAATATAAAAATAAAATAATATTAAATTTCACAAAAAATGAAATAATTTAATAATTATTTATTAAAATAATTTGGATATTTAGGATTATCGTTGAATGGTAAAAATTACAATCGTGTCTATTGATGGAAACATCGGTTCGGGAAAATCAACTTTTATTTCGCACTTAAAAAATAATGTGTTCGCCAAATCTTCCAATGTAATCTTTTTACCCGAACCGGTGGACGAATGGAACACCATTGTTGACATTCAAGGTAATTCTATTTTATCCAAGTTCTATCAAGACCAAGACAAGTATTCGTTTCCATTTCAAATGATGGCCTATATCTCGCGGTTAGTTTTGATGCAGGACAAAATAAAAGAAATTAAAAATCGGCATGCTCATAATAGCAACGAATGTTATTATATTTTTACTGAACGAAGTTTAAATACTGACCGAGAAATATTCGCCAAAATGCTATACGAACAGGGTAAAATGGAAGATGTAAATTACCAAATCTATTTAAAATGGTTCAATAATTTCGCGTATTTGCCAGATACTTATATTCACATTGATACAGACCCAGAAATTTGTTTGGAACGAATTAAAAAACGCTCCCGAGAAGGCGAAAGTTTAATTGAATTAAATTATTTAAAATTATGCCACAGATATCATTGCGATATGTTTGATAAATTAACGAGTTTAAATACAAATGATAATGCAGACGCTAATACGAGCACACCCAACAATGTGCTTATCATGAATGGAAATGAAACGGATAACCACCATTCTTTAACAAATCAACTACGAAGCTTCATGCAGATTTAGATTGGTTAAATAAAACACATTATGTTAGGATTGCAACATAATCTGTCCCAATTAATTTTATCTGGATTTTTTTTCAAAATATAAATTGCATTCGGATTGGCAGACAACCTGTACCAACTAATTTTATCTGGATTTTTTTCCAAAAGAGGAATGGCATTCGGATTGGAAGACAAACAGTCCCAACTAATTTTATCTGGATTTTTTTCCAAAAGAGGAATTGCATTCGGATTGGAAGACAAACATTCCCAACTAATTTTATCTGGATTTTTTTCCAAAAGAGAAATTGCATTTATATTTCCAGACAAGTCTTCGCTCAAAGTTTCATATTCATGAAATTTTATTTTTTCCAAATTATCTTCTATTAAATGTATCGCATTTGGATTACGAACTAATGCATACCATCGCAATCCACAACCTATATAATCATCATAATCATTATCATCTTTTTCATATAATTTTTCTAAATTATTTTCTATGATACTAATTGCATTAGGATTGCTAAATAATATACTCCATATGATTTTATCCGGATTTCTTTTCAAAAGATAAATTGCATTTGGGTTCTCTGATAACATACACCAATCGATTCTATCTGCGTTTTTTTCTAATAAATTTATGGCATTATAATTGGAATTAAATGATAATCTACACCAATTAATTTTAGTAGGATATTTTTCCAGCAATGGAATTGCACTAGGATTAGAAGACAAACCATTCCAATTAACTTTCTCTGGATATTTTTCTAAAATGCGATATTTACAAATAACAACATTGCTTCTGGATTTGTATTGTTTGCCAACCACCACCAAACAATTTTTTCTGGATGTTTTTTCAAAAGAAATATCGAACTGGGATTAGAAGATAAATTACTCCAATTGATTTTATCCAAGTTTTTTTCCAATATAGGAATTGCATTTTCATTAGACGATAAATTATCCCAATTAATTTTATCCCAATTGTTTTTTATTCTGCTTTTTGCATATAAATCGCTCATCATTTTATTTCATATCTAATAAACCACATTTTCATTTCATTTTTTTGAATAACCATAATAAAACTATTATCAATGAATTATATATTCTCCAAAGAAAAAATTGGGGAAAAGAAATGGCCCTCCCCATTCATGAACACGGATATTTAGAGGTAATCTTGGGACCGATGTTTTCGGGTAAATCCACTTTTTTGGAAAAAATATACCGCAAATACGTCTTGTGTAATGTTCCTACTTTGGTAATTAATCACACCTGCGATGCATCGCGCTATGTAGCTGCAGACTTACAGGATGTTGAAATGGGTGGGAATGCAAATAATATAGATGCAAACACAAAAGAAAACACAGGTGAAAACAAAAGTGATGTAAATGCAAATTCAGCATTAGAACCATTTACTAATTACATGATTACCCACGACAAACACGGCATTCCATGCACCTATATTTCATCTCTTTTTTCCATTCCCTCGGAAACCATCGATAAATATCCCGTGATTTTAATCAATGAAGGTCAATTTTTTGCAGAATTAGATATCTTTGTGAAAGAAATGTTGGCGAAAAACAAGATTATTTATGTCTGCGGTTTAGACGGCGATTATAAAAGAGCAAAATTCGGTCAGATACTGGACTTGATACCGCTGTGCGACAAAGTAAGTAAACTGGAAGCAGTCTGTGGTATTTGTCGGAGACCTGATAAATCTGCGATTTTTACTATCCGTATAAATCCCAAAGAACGCGACCAAGTATTGGTGGGAGGAGCCGAAACGTACAAACCTGCATGCAGGGAATGTTATAATAAAACTATGAGTTTGTGAATTAAAGTAAAGTAAAGTAAAAAATAAAATTTATTGTTTATTTGAATTTTATTTTTAGAATGTGTGTATATGTGTTAGAGAATATATGTTGATTTTTTATTACTCATCAAATATCACTTCATCATCGTCATTTAGAATTCCAACTCTGTCGCCTGGTTCTCTCTGTTCGTCCATGCTATACAATACATTTTCCGAATCAATGTAATACTCTTCGCCATCAATTTCAATTTCTTCCAACACTTCCTCCTCTTCTTCTTCCTCTGCTTTTTCTTCTTCTTCCACATTGGCTAGATTTGTAGTTTCTTTCTTTTTTTCTTCTTCTTCCACCTCTTCTTCTTCCTCTTCCACCTCTTCTTCTTCCTCTTCCACCTCTTCTTCTTCCTCTTCTTCTTCCTCTTCCACCTCTTCTTCTTCCTCTTCTACCTCTTCTTCTTCCTCTTCTACCTCTTCTTCTTCCTCTTCCACCTCTTCCACCTCTTCTTCCTTTTCACTGCTACTATCTCGTTCTTCAATTTCTAATCTAATATATTCAGGTTCTGGCTCTGTTTTCGCTTCCACTTCCGCTTTGCCCTTAGTTTCAAGTATCTTTTCTTTGGTCAAAGGAGGAGGATGAAAAGATGACAAGGTATCCAAAGAATTCACACTTACATTATCATCTGTATCCATTTCTGCATCTGCATTGGACTCCACATCGCCTTCTCCATCTGCATCTGAAACCTCTGTCACAAAAGTCGGTTTAGAAATCTTTGCTTCTGCTTCTCTACCACTTGTAGTTGCACTTGACAAATCTTCCAAGTATTGATATCGTATGTGGGTATTTGGAGCAGAAACAGATGTGCGATACATATCTCTCAATTTAGCATATTTTCGCTTGGACTTGCTGTATTTTTTTTCAAGTTTTTCAATTTTTCTATCCTGTCGCTCAACAAGACGAAGCAAATATTCAAGCGATGCATTTGTTGTGTTATTCTTATCATCCTTAATAATAACCTTCATATTGATAGTTAATTAATAAAATGAATGCGAAAGAAGAGGGTTGAAGTTGGGTTGTAGAACTTTAAATACCTTGGTATTATTTTCTAATGTATTTATATGTTTGTGTATTTTTATATCATTTTTTTGAAAAATAAAAAAAGAAAAAGAAAAAGAAAAACAAAATTATCAAAATCAAAAAAAATAAAAAATAGACATAAACTAAACAGACAAGAATGACCGAAACATATTTGTGGGTGGTTCTACTATTAACACTATTTTTCGGAGCAATTTTTATACAAAAATACAATGAAAAACAAAAGGCCAATGAATTATATGCAGACACCGACGACTATGACGCAATTCAAAAGTATTTGTTAAACGAAAAGGAAATTGATGAATTAGGAAAATCTACTCAGCCCATCATGTGGATACACATTCCCCTTGAATATAATGCTCGTTATTGGCAGAGTTTCGGTTCGCGTTCCTCCTATGACCTTAACCAACCTTATTTATATTTAACCGTGAAAAGCATTATTCAGCATTGCGACAATTCCTTCAAAATATGTTTCATTGATGACGCAAGTTTTCATAAATTACTCCCTGGAATGGACGTGGATATGACACGTGTTGCCGAACCTGTGGTCGGCTATATTCGTCAGATGTTGTTAGCAAAACTGCTCTACAAATACGGTGGAATGGTGACTCCCATTTCGTTCCTTTGTTTCCAGGATTTAATTGGTTTATATGCAAAAGGTTTGGGTTCCGGAGCAGCGGCAGAGATGTTTGTATGCGAGAATATGGACCGCAATATTACATCTACATGCGACAACTTTTACCCCGATGCCCGATTTATGGGCGCACAAAAAGGCTCGGAAATTCTCGCACAATTTATCGAATTTATGCAACGGCAGATTTCACGTGATTATACAAGCCAAATTGAGTTTTTGGGCGAATTTAATCGCTGGATAAATGCCCGTCCTAATCAAATTTCCGTTATTTCGGGAACAGAAGTAGGAACAAAAACGCTTGATGATGCACCCGTAATTGTGGATACATTGTTGGGGTCAGAAATGGATGTGTTGAATTTCTACGGACACACATACGGCATCTGGATACCCGCGGATGAAATCCTTAAACGCACCCGCTATAATTGGTTCGCCCGTATGAGCCCCGAACAAGTGATGAAATCAAACACAGTTATTGGGCGATATATTTTACTGGCTGTTTCGCCTGACCGAAAAGCAGTTACTGAGGCTTTAACCATGAATGACTGTGATGAAGTCGATGAAGATAATGAAGCGAAAAAACCTGACTGGATATCATTCTGGAAAACACCCAGCGGAATTAATGTGTGGGGACCTAAGCCCAAGTATTTAGGAAACACGGTTCCACGTGCAAGCAATTAACAAGTGAATACGAGATGCACCAAGCAATTAATTTATAATATTTGTCAAATTTGTTAGAAAATCCATTTACTTTTGCTAACAAATTTATACCCTTGAAAATTTAAAATGGGATAATTAGTTTAATGTTTAGATTTTATATTTATAATTAACAATGATGGATAGGCATATTTATTATTTTTACCATCATATTGATGATATCTTTCCATATTAATATCGTATTTATCAACTAATCTGTCAAAATATGTACCATTACATAAGTAATTTGTTATTAATAATGGTGATAAAATAATTCCTGTTGAACCTATAACACCAGATATGAGTGGCGTTTTAATGAAATTATATTTTCTACCTTCAAAATTAATATAAAGTTTATTTGGAAAACAACCTACGCAAAATCCAGAAATAAACCCAGAAATAATTAAATTATTTACTTTTGGGATAATGTGTTTTAATGTAAAATACATAATGTTATATAATATGATTTATTATATTTAAATCATTTTTATTTATAAAGTCCCATTTTAAATTATCAAGGGTGTAAATCATCAAGGGTGTAAAATAAATGAATAAAAATTAAAAATTAAAAATCCAAAAAAACAAAAAACAAAAAATTTGCGTCAAATATCATATAAAAACATCAAAGATATTTATAATTAATGTCGGAAATTATTGATATTTCGAATTTGGAAGAAACCCCAAGTTCAAATTTTGGAGGAGGGGTGGAATTATTAATGAACAACAATAAAAGTCGCGAAAAAAATAATACTTATACGGGCTTGAATGATTTAGATGATTTAGAAAAAGAATTAAATGATTTAGGAAATGTAAATGGTGGTGGTGGCGGTGGTGGTGGGTTCGGCGGCATAAGCAGTGGCGTATCTTTTGACAACCGAAGCGATGGTGGAAGCGTACATCTTAACATCGACGAAGACGATGATGTTCCCATTAATTTAGGTGCAGGAACGTCCGCAGGAATGGACTCGGGTAAAACTTGGGATGATTATGGAAAATATACAGATATTCCGGCATCCAATGGATATGGCGGAGGAGGAGGTATGAGCGGAACAAGTAGCGGTGGTCCAGAACCGCGTTTATCACGCGAAGAACAGAGAAAGGAACAATACCGCATGATACGCGAACTAGAAGACTGGGAACGCAAAAGCAATGGTAAAATTCAGCTTTCGAAAAAATACACAATGGAGTCGCCCTTTCATGAGGTAAGAACGGAATATGAAGCGTTGAAAGAAGACGCGGCGAAAAAGGCATCCATTAAATTCCAAGGTGGTTGCTTAAAAATGTTGATTTCGGGAATTGAATATCTCAACGGCAAATTTGACCCCTTTGATATTAATCTGGATGGTTGGGGCGACAAAGTGGATGATGACATGGAAGACTATGATGATATTTTCGGTCAACTATACGAAAAATACAAAAGTCGTGGAAGTGTTGCACCGGAACTTAAACTGCTATTTCAGCTTGGAGGCAGTGCATTCATGGTGAATTTATCCAATAAAATCTTCAAAACCGCCGCGCCAGGAATGGATGATGTCTTTCGTCAAAACCCCGAACTTATGCGTTCCTTTCAAAATGCAGCCATTAATACTATGGGACAAAACAATCCAGGCATTGGTAATTTTATGAGCGGTATTACACAGGGTGGTCCCAGTCCTAGTGGCGGTATGAGCCAGCGAATGAGCGGACCACCGCCTCCTGTGCCGACACAGGGACAATATGCCGAGCCACCGCCTCCTAATCGCGGAGGAAATAATAATCGTCCCGACTTGGCTGCTGCACGTCCCGTGCAAACGCGTGGTCCTCTGTCTTCAATACCATCCGTTCCCGCATCGCGGCCTCCTGGACCACGCAATATACCGCCGTCGCAACAGGTCGCAACTAATTCGGCGATGAACTTGGCATTGGGTTCGGGTTCGGGTCTAGGAACAAACGGGGTGGAACGAAGTGCCCGACAACCACGGGCTGAAATGAAAGGACCATCAGATATTAGCAGTTTGTTGTCTGGAATTAAAACCCGCACCATACCGGCTCCTGAAACCAGACCGCCACCCTCACACGCCACAGACGATGCAGTTAGTCAAATTAGCAACGAAAGTGTTTCCATTGCTCCCAGTATGATAAGCGGAAAAAGCGGAAAAGCAAAACGGGGACGAAAACCAAAATCCGACAAAAACACAGTTAGCATGGATTTGTAATAAAATAATGCCTTACTATATACATAACATCATAACATCATAACATTCTAACATATATAACATTCTAACTATAACATAATTGCAATATGGGATATAAATACGGCATTTGGTATGTATATCCTCGCGACACCTTTCAAACAACACACATAGGTCATTTTACCATTACTTGTTTTATGGATGAACCAGATGCGAAAGAATTATATACTGAATTAATCACTCGCATCGGTCCAACCAATGAAATACATATACACTGCAAAAATCCCATAAAATTCAAGAAAAATATGTATAAGGATGATGAAAATGACATATGTTCGTGGGGATATACGGCAAGTGTATCCAACTGGGATGTTTTGCAAAACATTGCCGAAAAATATAAGTGTAATTTTTCCACCCTTCCACATACATCCATTCAGTATTGTCGCAATGATAGTGACTTAAAATTGGTGTCAATAGACGCAAATGTGGTGGTTAAAGCAGAGATAAAATTAATCAACATATGTAATGATGAGCCAAATGATTGGTTTATTATTGCATAATACACAATTAAAATTAAATCACAACCAAAATAAAATATAAATTATATTTTATATTGAATAACAAACAAAAAACAAATGAAAACCTCCAACATAAATTATTTTCTTTCGCATCTTTTTTCATCATATGATGATTGCGAAAAATGCGGTCATATTGTACAACCAACAACAAATGCTAACTATGCTATACAGCATAATACGAAATCTTTTGAATGCCGTGCTCGCGCACGTTGTCTAACAAAAAACGATTATTTAAACTCATGCGACATATCATTTAACATTTATAATTCGCCAATATATACACCTCTGGAAAAACAACAACTGAGCCGAAATCTTCGCGAACAAAGATGGAACCATTTTGAAGAACATGGGACTTTTTATTGAAAACATCCCCGAAAACAAATAGAAAATAAATAAAAAATATTGAAATAATACAACAGGCAATATCAACCAGAAACCAGCAAAATAAAACAACTATAAACATGTTTCAAAAGATTGTGGTAATTACAGCGATTGTTATATTATTAATTGCATTGACTGTGATTGGTCTCAGTTTATCAGGAGCGGGACAGAGCGGTGCTACATCTTGGCCTCCTGTTATCGGCGATTGCCCTGATTATTGGGTTGATTTAGAGGGAAACGGGTCGGCGTGTCTTAATGTGCATAATTTAGGCACGTGCAACCTAACAAATGATAAAAAAATATATCATGATATGCCGAATACAAATTCTGTTGGAAATACATTGAGCGAACATGCTGATGTTAGTTTGGCCCAATGCAAGTCGCTTTGTTCCACATCGGGTTTGTGTTCTGGTGCAGCATACAATAATGCTACACAGAAATGCTATTTAAAAAGCGAAGATGTGATGAATGCGGAAAAACAAACGGATAAGGATTATACGCTTTCATTGAAAAATAAGGACGGCATGCATGCCGATGCAATGGATTTTACGACGGCAGCCTTTACTGGGAATAATGGTTTGTGCGCGAAATATACTTGGGCGAATTCCTGCGGAGTTGTTTGGGATGGAATTAATAGCGGCAATTCAACCAATCCTTGCAATGGTGAGGCTTATTCTGATTAATTTTTGTTTTATTTTAATCCATAATAAAATAACAATATTAATAAAACACATATACACGGACCAATGTCTGCATCCGCAACCGATTTAGACCGATTAAAAAAACAAAAAACGGAATTATTGAAACATAAAGCAGACGATTTAAATGCGCGAAGCCTAACAAATCCATATTTAAAAGATGTAGTGCAAGAATATGATGCCCTGAAAAACACACAAAAAGAACAGAACGAAAAAATCGCCAATGCACTTCACATTATAGAAACACACATCAAGGAACTCCAAAGTGGAATGGCGTTAGATGCAGATACCAAAAATAAATTGAAAGACGATTGGTATCACGTTCATAATAAATTGAAGGATATTCAAAGAAAAATGAAATAAAAAGATTATTTGTTAATAATAAAGGTGTGAGTAATTTTGTGCTTTATTATTATCATCATTTATCAATCAACCTCAATATCACTAATCAACAATGAGTAAATTAATCACGGAATTGTATAAATCGCGCAACATTTTGTTAGACCAACTGGAACTTCAAAACTATGATGTAAGCGATTTTACCGGTTGCAGTATTCAAGAAATTAACATCATGCAAAACAAAAATCAAATGGATATGCTTATTCATCGTGCATCAAATGAAAAGAAAGATAATAATGACGATAAAATCTACATCAAATATTATTACAATGGAGGAAAACAATTGACTATGAAAAATTTAGATGACCTGATTATTGAACTCTATGAAAAAGACGACGAAGATGAGGTGGTTTTGACGCCCCATGATTCATTGTTAATAATTTCGTCGCAAGAGCCGAATGAATCACTCACTCGTCGTTTAAAGGAATTGTGGGATATTCATGGATACTATGTGTCCCTCATCAATTTGGGCCGTCTACAATATAATGTTTTGAACCACGATTTAGTTCCCAAACATATACCTGTTCGCGACAGGGTTGAAATAGAACATATTAAAAACAAATATTTTATCAACGAAAATGACCAATTTCCAACCATTTCGCGGTTTGACCCCGTATCATTGGCTATTGGATTAAAACCAGATGAATTATGTGTAATTTACAGACCAAGTAAAACTGCTATTCTTACGCCTTATTATCGCATGTGTGTGAATATTTGAGTTGTTATTTATGGTTTGGTTATTGACTTTTATGTTATTTTTTTGTTTATTTTTGTTGTTTTATTTATCATGATAAGGACAGCCATCTAAACCAATGGCTTCATTTGCCAGTCTGTCCGCGTTTGCATTTCCAAAGGAATGAATGTCTGTATTATTGGTGTGTGCTTTTATATGTATAAATCTAACATTTGGTTTATCTTTATACAATTCATATGCGGTTTTCACCAAGTCGCAATTAGGGATGCCCTCTTTCCATCCACCATTTTCACATTTTTCTCCATAAGTTGAAACACAACGCAGAGCATATTTCGAGTCGCTAACAATAGCGATTTTTTTATTCGCTACAACATCCTTTTCAATAATGGCGTGTGCTTGAATGACAGCACTTAATTCGGCGACATTATTCGTCTGTTTTCCGTTCACTTTTCGCGAAACATTTCGCACATCATCCGTGCCGAAAAATATGCCAATTCCAGCCTCTGCATTGGCTTGTCCGTTGTGTGAACATGACCCATCGGTGTATACATAATAATCAGGTGTCCATGTATCCGTGTCTGCATCTGCATTATTATCATTTATATCTACATTTGCATGTGCATGTGCATTTATACCCACATTTTGCAATTGCGAACTCTGAATATATTTTTCTGCTTCTTCTTTTGTAGGAAATTTTTTATATTTTGCGTGGCTGTATCCTTTCACAGAACTGCAACATTCAGCCCAAGTTTCAAAAATACCAATGTTGCGTCCGTACGCAACCGCATAAAACGACATTATAATATAATATATTTTTTGTGTTTATTGTAATTTAGATAAATTTTCCCATCGTGATTACATAGATTTATGGACCCATCCTCGCATATTTGAATTTTATGATAAATAATAAAAAATAAGAAAGAAACCAGTGATAATATCAAAAATGAGTAATGAAAAATATACATATATATAGCATGTTTGTTTTAACAATTTCAAATCATATTTTCCTTTTTTATTTTCAAAAAAAATATGTAATAACTAACAAAAATAACAATAAAATACCATAAAATAACCACATATGTATAAATTCCATGATTGGATACCTCAAGATAAAATTGATTGGAACTGCTTATCATGCAATCCAAATGCGGTTCCTATTTTAGAACAAAATCCCGACAAAATTAATTGGCTATACTTATGTTGCAATCCAAATGCAATTCATATTTTAGAAAATAACCAAGACAAAATTATTTGGTATTGGTTAGGCGAAAACCCGAATGCATATCCACTTTTAGAAAAATATCCCAATAAAATTAATTGGTTGTTGCTTTCATGCAATCCCAATTCAATACCCATTCTTGAAAAAAACCTGGATAAAATTCATTGGTATTGGCTTTCTGAAAATCCAAATGCTATTCACATCATTGAAAAAAATATGGATAAAATAAACTGGAATAAATTATCCGCCAATCCCAATGCTATTCATATTCTTGAAAAAAATCTGGATAAAATAGATTGGTATTGGTTATCATCTAATCCCAATGCCGTTCATATTCTCGAACAAAATGTGGATAAACTAATATGGATGAATGTTTCGGGAAATCCAAATGCTATTTCCTTGTTAAAAAAATATAAAAGTAAAATTGATTGGAACCTTTTATCAGGCAATCCTAATGCCATTTCTCTTTTAGAATCCAATCCGGATAAAATACACTGGGGGTGGTTGTCTAAAAATCCCAATGCCATCCATATCCTTGAAAAAAATGTGGATAAAATACACTGGGACTGGTTTTCATACAATACAAATATTTTCGCTTATGACTATGATGCAATGCGGAGCAAATGTATGATATATAAAGAAGACCTTATCAAGGAACGATTTCATCCACGCAATATTTACAAATTTCATGATTGGAAAATTGATGGTTTCAGCAGTGATGAGAATAGTGATAATGATGCATATTAACTATAATGATGCATAGCAAATACAAGTCTTTATTTTTGATTAACTTAAAAATGAAAAAAAGGATATAAACACAATCACATAACAAAAACAAAAATGTGGTCGCAAAAGGACGAAAATGAATATTATGAAATATACTACAATTATTGTGAGGATAAATTAAACCCACACAAAAAGGAAGCTCTTATTATGTCTATTTATTGTGTTTTGGATGCATATAAAACCAAACCATATCTTCTCCGTAAATTTATTCGCAGAAATTATGAAGATTTTATTCCTCATTTTACCGATTTCTTTAAAATTGATGGCACTTATGGGCGTGAATTGCAATGTTTATTTATCAGTGCTTTATATCCGCATCATATTGCCTATGATGAATTGACTGAATGTTCTTTTGTTAGGTTAAAAGAGTGTTTGTTGTTTGTTTCGTGCATTGTATCCAAAGATGTATTTAATGGTCTCGTTAAAGACATCTTAAATTTACCGCCTGTTGGTTCGCTAACCAATGAGGACAACGACATTAACAATAAAATATTACATCCAATAGCAATTGAAATAATTAACAATATATCTGCAAAATATTAATTACTGATTATTTTTATTGATTGGTTCTTCTTTTGTGTCTTCTTTTTTCATTTGTTCTTGTTCTTGTTCTTGTTTTTGTTCTTGTGGTTCCAAAATTGGTTGAATATTATTGGGTTCGGATTCAGGTGATACAATTGTTTCTTCTTTTTCTTCCTTTTCTTCGTCAATCTCTTCAATTGTTTGAAGAATATTAGGAACGGTAGCAGATGGCAATGATTTATCATCAATGTTTGTTAAAGGAACATTTGTTTCTGTAATTTGAGATGAAGATGGGTCCGGCAACATAACAACATTATTGTTATTGTTATTGTTATCAATTGATGCTAACGCAGGTTCATTTTCTTGCGATTTTTTGCGAAAGGTTAATTCATCTATATCTTCATTTTCTTTTGATTTCACATCTGAACCCACCATTTTGCCTTGCAATTTCTTCGTCTCGAGATTGGGTTTAGTAAATTTCTTGCGAATATTATTTTGCTGCAAAAAATACATGAAGGAATGGTGAGATTGCGCAATGCGATTCATATATGTTTGATAACTGAAATTCACCAAAGTCGCATCTTCTCCATACTGAAATGAATACCACCAGTAAGCCGGAATATATAAGAGTTTTCCTGGACTGAGTGCAATTTCCAACGATTTTACATCTGGAATAGAATGGTGTGTTGCCGTTCCAAATTTATCGTTCCACATATGATGAGGCGACCGAAATTCAAACAAATCATAATCATAAATTGTATCCAACTTTTTCGCATATTTTGGCGGAATTAATTTCACATAAACTATGCCCTTGGTACACACATAATAATTGCGAAAGTAAATGCTGTATCGCAAGGGGGTACTACTTCCCTGTGAACCAAACATGATGTCATGCGTTGAGCGACCACATAAATAAGGTCGCAATACGCGGTCAGAGATTTTCTTTGCAAAACCAATTTCGCTCAAAAACTCTTGATTATTTTCTGAATAAAAATAATGTTGCGTCACATCACCCTTATTCATCAAACGCAAAGATGCATTCAATGGCAAAGAAGCGTATTCGTTGCTATTCATTTCACGCACTTGCACCGAATATTTTGCATACTTGGTTTCCAGCCATTCTTTATTTATTTGACCCACCAGAGTATTCATTAAATGTTCATCTACTTGCGTAAAAACCGTCGGCTGACGCATATTGCAAATCTCTTCCATATTATCTTTGGTTGTTTCGTATATTTCAAACAATTCTAAATCGCTGTTGCATTTAAACTGATATTGGATATGTAGGTAAAAGAATAAAATAACACAAAAAACGAGAACTATAATGATTGGATTTAGGGGAGACATTATTTGTTTATATAATTGTTTTTACACATTTTTATCATTATATTTTTGTATTTTTAACTAACAAAATGAAAATTAAGATGTGAAAAGAAATAAAACGATATTTTCAATCTTTATAATATTCGATTACCTAACAAAAATAAAAAATAAAAATGGTTCATATAGAATTAGATGTTCGCGAACGCGACTTAATTCCGCGTTTGGAACAATTAGCCAATGCAAAAAATACCAATAATATTACTCAAACCACATTAAATCTTCATTTAGGAGACATTGTTTTATATTCTAGTGAATCCAAAGAAAATGAATTGGTCATTATTGAACGCAAAAGTGTTGCTGATTTGATTGCATCCATTAAAGATGGACGCTATGACGAACAAGCATATCGATTAAATGGACTGAATAGTTGTCATAATCACAACATTATTTTTTTAATTGAAGGAAACACCGGACGATTAAGAGGCGAAACAGAACGAACTATGTTTCATTCAGCCCTTTTTTCCATTATTTATTATAAGGGGTTTTCTGTATTACACAGCCATTCTTTGGATGAAAGTGCATATATTATTTGGAACATAGCTAACAAATTGCATCGCGAACAAATCAAAAAAAAGAAGATACCATATTATTCGGTTTTGTTAGAGGAAAATGATGTGGATGCGAATGTAAAAGAAGAAATAAATTATGAAAATAACCCCACAACAGAGATAATAGAAACTGAAACAACAACAATACCAACATCCTCTTTGGATTATTGTTCTGTAATTAAAAAAGTAAAGAAAAATAACATTAATGCGAAAAACATTGCATCTATTATGTTGAGTCAAATTCCAGGCATTAGTTCCACCACTGCATCCGCAATATGTAGTATTTATAAAACGATACCTCATTTGGTCATGAGCCTTCACGCGGATATTCATTGTTTAGATAATATATGCATTGCATCAGAAGGTAAAAAACCACGCAAAATAAGCAAAGCAGTTATTGAAAAGATTAAGGAATTTATGTGTGCACAACAAGAACAACAAGAGGAACAAGAACAACAAGAAGAAAAATAAAAATGCGACAAAAAAGCCAGAATAAAAGATTTTGAAGGAATAATATATCCAATTCTTTTTTATTCATTCACATAAAAATAAATAATGGCATCAATGACTACTACAACTACACCCAGTGCTACTCCGTCTGCGGAGACCTTATCTAATTGCTTCAAATTTTCATTGGAGGACGACAAGCCGATTTTGACCGATTATTGGCAGGCTTCTTTGGAAAAACAGGCATTCATTGGCGTTCGCGGCGACGGAGCGGAGAAAATTCAGTTGCTTGTGAAATCCGAGGACGAATATACCTCTCCTATCAAAAAAATCCGCAAATGTGGCACGGATTATATTGTTGAGACGGAAAATTCCATCTACATTGTTTCCACAAGCATCGCCGTGAAAAAGATTGCTTAAACGAAAATTGGTTGGTCAGTAGTTAATCAGTTTAATTTCAGTTCGTTCATTGTTAAAAAAATAATTTGTTAATTGTATATAATATAACAATTAACAAATAAAAGAACTCAGGCAAAAAAATGAGCCAAAATATATCATTATCAAAATTCAACATGCGGGACATTTCTTTTCCGGCAACAACAAGCGGAACAGCCAAAGGTCCAGTTGTCATTTTGTTAGGAAAACGCGGAACCGGTAAATCTTTTTTAGTCAATGATTTGTTATACTATCACAAAGATATTCCCGTGGGAACCGTAATTTCGGGCACAGAAGAGGGAAACGGATTTTACGGACGCATTGTGCCGAAAATGTTTATTCATAATGAATATAACACTGCAATCATAGAAAACATTTTAAAACGCCAAAGAGGTGTTATGAAACAAATCAAGCGGGAACAAGAATTGTATAAAAGAAGTGCCGTTGACCCGCGCACTTTTGTCATTTTAGACGATTGTCTATACGACAGCAAATGGGCTCGTGATAAACTAATGCGACTCATTTTCATGAACGGGCGCCACTGGCATATTATGCTGATTATTACGATGCAATATCCGCTGGGTGTGCCTCCCATTTTGCGGTCCAACATTGATTATGTCTTTATTTTGCGTGACACCATTATTGGAAACCGAAAACGCATCTACGACAATTATGCGGGAATGTTTCCCACATTTGAGGCATTTTGCACGGTGATGGACCAATGTACCAATAATTATGAGTGTCTTGTGATTAAGAACAATTCTCAGTCAAATAATCTGCTGGACCAAGTATTTTGGTATAAGGCAAGCGAACATAATAATTTCAAGTTGGGTGCGCGGGAGTTCTGGGAATTATCGAAACAAATGGGTTCGGATGATGAGGAGGAATATGACCCCTCTAAAATTAAGAAAAAGGCGTCATCGGTTCGCATCAACGTGAAAAAAATAGGAAATTAATGTTGCTTTTTTAGTTTTTGTTTCAATTTTAACATTTGATTTGTTAAACGGCCAGAAAATATATATCAAAAAAGAAAACCAAAAAAATCAAAAAGAATTATTTATAAATGGCGTTTGAAATGAGAAAAGGTGTAAAATAAACTTGATTAACCAATTGGTTAAGCAAAATGTTAAAACGCATGGAGGTCATAATAAAGAAATATTTATGTTAAGTATTGAAATATTTAAAAAATTTTGTCTGAAAGCAGAAACAAAAAAGCAGACGACATACACAGAAATTTTATGGATTACAAGGATATTATAAAAACGCTTTTGTTGCAACAAAAGCGAACAGACAACCAAAAAAATAATGAACTAATAGAAGAATTAAACTCATATAAGATTAAAAATTATAATTACAGAATAGCACTTGGAGTGCAACGCTCACACACATCATCCAAGAGTTTGTCCATTGTTTCACGCACTGTTTCTTTGATGCAAGTGTGGTTATTGCATCTAAAATTCACGTCCCGTGCAAGGAATGTTCTGACAACATCACGTTCTGCCGTGCGGACCACATCAACTGGAGGGCCTGTGCTTGGTGCTTCTTCTTCTGGAACAGGCACAGGCACAGGCAAGGGTTGCGATGGCGGTAATGGTGGCTGGTAATTAGTGATAAGAACACGCAATTTTCCAAAAACATCATCATTCGCATTTACAATGTCTTCGTCGTCGTCATATTCAGGGTGTTCCAACAACACTCCTTTCACCAATTGTTCCATTCCAATTCCCTGTGCTTGCAAGTGATGCACCAAATATTGAACATCGGGCTTGGGTCTTTCTTCCTCCTCTTCTTCTTCATCTTCGTATGTATCACTTTCATAATCTCCTTCTTCTAAAGGTTCCAAAGGTTCATCGTCCAATTCCTCGCCCAAATTACGCTGAAACAACCATCGCATACTTTGCAAGTTAGCATTCTCCTGACGCAATCGCTCATGTTGCGCATGAATGCGACGTATTTCCCGTTGGCGTGATACATCACCCTCACTTTCATCGTCACTATAATCATCGTCGTCATCATCATCCTCGCTATCACTTTCGTCTGAGTATTCCAGTTCATCGGCCATAGCTCCTCGGCAACAAGGGCAAACAAAGTTCTGGCTGTGAGCCATCGCATTCATCATGCACTTGGTGTGAAAATGGTGTCGACATTCGGTTGTCAAGCAATTCACAGTTAGGTCCTCAATGTTTTCCAAACAAATGGCACAAGTATTGAGGTTTGCGTTCATGTTAATGTTGGATAAGTAAGAAGATGTTAATTTACTTTCTAATTTGTAATTAAAATGACATTGATTTATTGAGAAAAATATATTCATTTTTTTATTTTAGCGAATTATTTACTTTTTGTTTTTTGTTCTTTTTGTTCTTTTTGTTTTGTTTTTTTGATTTATTCTTCGAATTTTCAAATGTTTTTTCGTTTTTGTTAGGTTTTTTCGTTTGAACCTTGATTTATTATTTCGTTTTTTTGATTTTTTCATTCTCGAAACATTCTTTGTTTTTGTTCTTGTTTTCTTCTCCTTTCTTTTTCCTCCGTTTCGTGCATCAGCGGTATACGCATCACAATCAATTGCATCAAGCTTATCAAAACTCTGCCCTTCAATCGACACACTACTTTGTCCATAATCAATCAATGCAAACTCACCTGTTTTTGTATTTACAAGAATATTATCCAAAGTATTCATATCACCATGCGAAAAATGATGAGCGGTCAAACACGCATAAATTTCCTTCAACTTTTGCTTGTATTCACGACATTTAGACTTTGATTGACGAATAAGTTTTGTTAGACTTTGACTATCAGCAATGAATTCCATTTCAATAAATAAATGCACCATTTTTTTATCTAAATCCATACTGTCGGCTCGTTTCAGGGTTCCAAAGGTCATCGCATCAGTCTTAGTAAATACGTGTGGTTTTGGTAATGGTGTAGTCCTTTTATGGTTATTATTATTATCATTATCATTACCATCCATAATGCGCCCATAATCATATATATGCGGTACTTTTACCTTGCATACTTCTTGCAAAGTGGTTGCGATGCTTTGCATTTTAATCTCGTTCATAATTTTGCCTAAATATAGTTCCAAATTCTTCCGGTAATGAGGTTCTTGTCTTTCAACTGTATTATGATAAGATATTTCAATGTCTTTTAGCACACGTGTTTTATCTAAACTCAAATATACTTTTGTATCCACTATCACAGGATAACCATTGTTCAAAAAATCCTGCCTAATTTTATGCGGTTGCGTCATAGGTTTCAATTCAAAGTGAGAACGAATGTTGGCATATTCTTGCGGGGAAATTTCTCTATCAATCGTTTTTTCATAAACTGAATAATGTATGTCGTGAGGGTCTATATTTTCGTTTTCATAATCATTTTCATTTTCATTTTCATCATAGTCATCATCAAACACAAGTGTCGGCATATTTGATTACGTTATGGTTTTGTCTTGTATAATGCAATATTTTTGTTTTTGTTAGGCAGACACATTTTGATTTTGATTTTGTTTTTTATTCTTAAAAAATGAAAAAAATAAAAACCATTTACATCACATGTTAAAAATAACAATTATTAGTCATGCCTGATACTCACATTCCAGAAACAATCGATGAATACATTGAAAAATATGCATCGGGATTGTTGCCCATTATTCAACATTCAAAAGGTTCGGTCATTGTTTCTGGTTCTACCGTGTTGTATTATTACATGATACAAAATGGAATAAAGCCAACATTTGTGCCGGGTGATTTGGATATTTATCACATGGATACAGAGGACGTGCAGTCGCAGTGGATAGAGATAAATAACTGGTTTGATGACAAATTTTACGAAATGGATGATTTTGAGAAAACACAGTTTATAGTTTCGTGTTATTCAGGTAAAATAATGGGATATCAAGACCCAGAACATGTGACCAAAGATATTCCATTTCCATTACGCCATGCTATAACTCACATTCGCAGTGGTTATAAGACAAAGGAAGGCGAAAGAAACCAAAATAAAAAAATAGATATTATATCACTAAATGAAAACTTCAAATTTACACCAGCAGAGTTTATTCGCGATTACTTTGATTTTGACTTTTGTAAGTGTTGGTATGATGGATATACTTTGCAGTGTTTCTTTCCAGAAGCAGTAAAAGAAATGAAATGTAATTTGACCACTATTCCTATGGTGCGAGCAATGCATATTAAACCACTGGATTATATTATATATGTGGAAAATATTGTTAAAGAAAATATTCCCAGCGAACTAACACGCAAAACTGACCCTAACAATATATTTCGTCGCATTACTAAATATCGCAGTCGTGGTTTTGAAATAAATACCCAAGGAATGCATGTGGATAAAGACGCGTTGGCGGATTTAATAAAATACGAAGCAATTGGAACTATTTTTGAACGCGTTGAGGAAATAAACAATCATTTTAGATTGGACAATATTATGTTGTGGGCACAGAATGTGGATTTAAAGTTTGACTTTTGCGATACAAGTATTTCGAGAATGTATAAGGATTTATTTTCGCCAAACATATTTAAAAATGAATGCAATTAAATCTCAAAAATAAAAAATAACACAACGCAATAAAAATAGTAAAAAAACAAGGAAAAATAAAAATGAATTAACACATTTGTATTTTTTATACACATTCATTCATATATTTAATGTGAAACAATTACAATGGCTGCTTCAACTGCTCTTGTTTCTACTCAAAATACGAGTTTAATTTCATCACCACTGATAGCATGTTCTGTTAGCGGAGTGCTTGCAAGCCCAAGTGTGAAGAAAAAACCAACTTCTAGCGCGCGTTCAATAATTCCACACTCAGCAGTTGAGCGTTCTTATATACGATATCCAATTGCCAAAGCTGTTCGAAAACCCAAAGGAAAATTTGTGTATGATTTGACAAGTTCTCACATCAAAAAAGCAACTCTTATATATAACAATGATTTCTGCGAAGTGGGTCATACTTATCGTGAAATTCAATTGGACATATTAAGAAAAAACAATGGACAAATTGTAAATTGGACAAAACCCCAAGGACACAGTGCAAATCATACTTTTACAGAAATACTCCGTCTTCTTCACCTGTGTAAATTTGAATTGCAGTTGACAGTTCAAGAATGGGATGGACGTACATTGGACATATTGATTACCACTTCTTACATATACATAAGAAGTTTGTCCAGCAATTATATTCAAGTAATTTCAACTGCATTGCCTTATAATTAAAATTAATGAACACTTGCGTATAATTCATTGTGCCTATAATAAAAAGTATTTAATTGTAATCATTAATAAAACATTTTTTAGTTTGCACACCACATTACTCATTCAACTGATGTCGGGTAGAATTGTGAAACAAAGATTGGTGCGAAATGCCCGTGTTAGGTTCATGCGGACTGAATTCCGCTTCTTTAAACAAGAATGGGTGGGCGTTCTGCGATTGAAACGTCTTTTGTTCTTGCTGCGAATTCGTCCAATGAACCTTGTATAAATCGCTCGTGCTACTGGGAGCATAAAATGCAGCATCGCAATTCTGCGTAGCATACACCTGGTTCCGCAGCACTGTTTCGTCATTAACATTGGTAGCAAAGCCCGACCAGGGCCCAAATCCATCGCCAGGGTTAAAAGTGGTAGCAGTGTTAAACACCGGTTCCTGATACACGGGAACATTGGTTGGTCGGCGATAATCAATCACAGGCAACACTGCATATTTTGTTGAAACTGCACGGGCATTCAAATATGGTTGCAGTGTGCGGGAAGGCACATTGCGGGCATACAGCCTTTCATTAATATCATTGGTGCGTTGGGACGCGCTTTCTCCTTTTTTTTGCTGGCTCATTTTAGTCTGTTTGTTTTTGTTATTTGTTTATTTGTTTATTTCTATATTTTGTCTTTTGTCTTTTGTCTTTTGTCTTTTGTCTTTTGTCTTTTATATATATTTGATATTCTTTATTTTGCATGTTTTGTTTTTAATTTTTGATGATGTTGTGGCTAACATAAGGAAAAAAGAAAAGAAAAAATAAAATATACATCTAACATAATAAAAATAAACAATGAAAAACGGAGCCCAGCATCTATTAACAGGTCTTTTTATCTTATACATTGTTTTTGGAGTTGACCCGCCGCCCGCCTTGGCAAAAATGGTTGATACGCCTCTGGGAAATATTGCGGTTATTCTCGCAGTTTTATGCTTATTTTCCTATTCTAATCCGGTGTTAATTGTGCTGGGAATACTGGTCGCCCATAAACTCATTCGTCGTTCCATGGCAACAACTGGCTCATTGGCGGTAGAAATGTATTATCCCACCGAGGAGCGAAAATGGGCGGGTGTTCCCAAAATGCATGAATTTCCCTATACTTTGGAACAAGAAATGGTGAAAAAAATGACCGCGCGCCCCGACACGGATTTCACCAAGGCTCCCTTTCGCCCTGTGTTGAATGATGTGCATGACGCAACTTATCTGTAATTTTATTTTTTGATTATAATTAGTATTTTATTATTAATTATAAAATGCTAATTTTTGTTTTTCTTTATTCTGTTCTGCATCATGGTTCATCATTAGTTTATTTATTGACGAGGTTGTAGTTGGTCTTTATAGGGAAGAGGGTTTACCGGTGGCTCATATCCCCGCAACGCATTATAAGTAGAAGCGACATTATATTCTACATCCCGAACTGCATTAACTGCGTTTTGAAAAAAAGTCGCTCCTCCGCGTTTGCCTCTACTTCTGCGTCTGCTGCGTCTGCGTCTTTTTCTGAGTGTGCATGTTCGGCAAGGACAACCACACCTACATCGGTGATAAGGACAACCACATCTACACCGACTACTGCGTCGTTTGCCTCCCTCCATTTGTATCATCATCTGCGGGTCTTGATAATACATGTTTTGCGAAAAATGATTGCCGTGGTTTGTTGGAGCGCCATATCCGGGCCATGTGTTGGGTTCCGCAGTCCAAGGAGGCCCAACCAGGGGCGGTGGAACCGGAAGGGGCTGACCGCCACGAATACAACGATGTTGACGTTGACGTTGACGTTGGCGACGGTGTCTGCGCGTGTTCATCTTTCCTCCGTTGATTGCAAACGGCGCTATGGGACACCCCTCGGCTCCACATCCACATTTTCCACCCCTCTTTCGTGTATGCCTTATGGATTTTTTATTTCTTCTTTTCAAGTGTTTCGTATGTTTCATTTATATTACCTTTTATTTTATTTTCAACCTTCCACTTTTATTTATTCGGCAAAAATAAAATAAAGTGAAGATTTAGGAATGGCTGAAAATATGGACTACTGCGTAATCGACAAAGTGAAACAAGACACGAATGATACTGTATTTCCAATAGTAGAGCCCACCTCCTCCTTATATTCCTCTGTCTATTTACCGCTTAAATCTTTGATGCCCTCTTTTTCATCGTGGATGTCGACCTTGACCTCAACCTCAACAACCACTTCAACTTCATCATCTCCTCAATCTGTTTCAAAAATAGATATGCCAAATGAAACTAAAAGCAAAAATGAAATGATTGATTATAAAGATGAACGTGATAATTACAACCCGACAAAACCCACAGAAAATACAGAAATAAACTGGTCTAAAACAAACTGGAAAGTGGTTGATGATATTAAAGCAACTATTCAATCCAACGACAAGGAACGAATAAAAAACATGATGGATGCACTTTTGACAGACACAAATAACATTTATACAATGGACGCGATTTTTGCATATTGCACCCGAACCACGCAAACAGACATTATTAAATGGATACAAAATTACATTGTGGAAACAGGATACAAAAAAAGATATACTTTCAAAACACTCCTTGCTTCCCGTAAAAATAAGGGCAAAAATAAAAAATCGTATATTGAATGCCGGATTTGTGGTAATTTAGTGAAATAAGGAGTATTTATGCATCATAAACATAAATAATTAATAAACGAAATCTAACAAAAATAAAAAAGAAAAAATAAATGAGTAAAGAAAGAATAAATAATTCAACTACTCATTTTATTTTTATCTTTTTATTAATTATACCCGCATTATAAAATGGATTTTGACTTAAAATTTCTCGATAATTCGAAACCTCTGCAATATATTTTGTTTTTCGTTTTATTTTTGTTAGGACAAGGATTGTCCATGTGGGGACAATTTGTGACGCTGCCTTACAAGAATTTAAGCATGTGGGAAGCCTATAAGATGGCTATTCCTTTTGCTTGGATGGATTGGTTTGTCATGACTTTTACAGTCATGGTTGGTGATAAATATAATTTAGTCACACCAACACAGGATACCTTTTTGCTAATTATTTTGCAGTTTATTTTGGTGCTTCTTATTAACCACTTTTATTTGAAACAATCAGTGTTTAGAAGTGATATTGCTGCGTTCTTTATTATTTTGCTGGGCTTTTTCATTAGTTTCTTGCATGGTGTGTCCTATGTGCTAGGACGCAAGGTGCCTGAGGAAGTGCCGGAAGAGCATTAATTTTTGTGTTTTAGTAGATTATAAGAACGAATAGATATAGATTATTCATTATAATATTATTTATTTTATAAAAAAAATATAATATTAAATAAATAATATTATTAAATAAAATGTCAACATCCATTTCTGTATCTAACGTTAATGCTGAAAATTCAGTAAAAATAGGTAGCGCAACTATTACAACAGACAATTCATTGTTGAATTTACCCAGTGGAACTAAACTGGACGGAACTACTTTAAATGGCATTATAATTAACGGTAATTCTAGTGATAATATAGGAGCTGGAACAAATGCTTTGAATTCAATAACAAGTGGTCAATTTAACACAGCTATTGGATATCAAGCACTTGAAACAAATAGTACAAATTCAAACAATACAGTTATGGGATATCAAGCTGGACTAAGTGCAATGGGTTCTAGTAATACATCTATTGGTTATCAAGCTGGATATACTGGAAGTGGTTCAAATAATATAGCAGTTGGTTTTCAAGCACTTCAAAATAATGATATGGGTTCTCAGAATGTAGCAATTGGTTATCAATAGTCGCCTTTCGGGCACTGAGAGCAATAAATCCTTTGTAGACGACTTTGATGGAACTGGGTACTGTACGTGTGAGAGTAGGCTTGTCCTAGTTATCAAGCTTTAAAGGATAACTCCGGTGGCAATCGAGTAAATAATATAGCAATTGGATATCAAGTTTTAATAAATAATAAAGCTAACCATAACATTGGTATAGGGACACAAGCTCTTTATACTAATGATGAAGGGGGAAATAATATTGCCATTGGTTCGGAAAGTTTAAAAGGATGCACAGGAAGTTTCAATACCGGCATTGGAAGAAAAGCTGGCTTCCAGATTAAGTATGGAGAACGTAATGTTATGTTAGGTCATTCTTGTGGTCAATCTATTATAAATGGTGAGGATAATACCTGTCTTGGAACATTATGCGGTAATACTATTGAAACTGGTTCAGATAATGTCTGTGTTGGTGCTGGTTCAAATGTTGATAGTGCAAGTGCTCTCAATCGTATAGCAATTGGAAGGAATTCTAGTTGTACGGCAAATCATAGTGCTGTAATTGGAAATGGAAATGTAGCAATCGTTAAAACAGGTGGAGGAAACGGCGGTCCTCTTAATTTAGCATCTATTCAAACGGGCAGTGGAACACCTGTATCCATCGCAACGGTTGATTTTATTGGACAGCTTTATATTGACACAAGTGGAAAAACAGCATATATAGCTACATCAACAAATAATGCTAATTGGAAGCAAATTACTCCTGAATTATAAAAAATGATTTGTAAAAGACATAATTTACTAACAAGTAATAAATAAAAACGAAAATGAGTAATAACACAAACAATGAAAATAATGATAATTATTATCAAAAACTTGAAGAAAATAATATAACTTTAAATTCTAATGCAACAAACAACGAACGAACCAGTTTGGTTGATAAACAAAAAACACTATATTATTGGCAAAAATGCAAAGATTGTTTAAAAATATCAATGTTGTTTTTACTGATATTGGGACTAATTGCATATTTTGGATTTATTTGGTATTTTCAACCCATAAATAAACATAAACATCTATGATGGTAAGTTCCAAAAAGAAATAAAAGCAAATCATCAACACACAATAATGAACGACTATGAATTACTAAACAACACTTGTATTAATGCGTGTGATATTCAAAATAAAAACCACAATTTTACATTTTATAGTATATGTATATGTACCACAATAATCACTCTTTGTTCTATATTTCATGCATATTTAATATGTGAAAAAGTATATGATAAATTGTATAAAGAACGACAACGCCATCAGGAAGAATTGGAAGAACACACCAATCAAATTTTGGATGCAATTTATGAAAATTGCCGGGTTGAATTTTACAAAAATGCCGAAAAAAATACCGATGAACTAAAATCTTTGTTATATCGGTACAAAATGTGAAAAGTGGAAATAAAATAAAAATGAAATATATTTTTTATTTTATTTAAATCACCTTGTTATTCATAACAAACCAGTTTAACTACACTCACTTATTCGTACAATCGTACTCGTCGCACTTTTTAAATAATAAACAAACACTTTAATTAATTAAAATGTTTCTTTCTTTCATTGTTGTGTGCTTGTTCTCTTATGCCATCATGTGCCTTTCCTGGGTGATATTCACCATTTCGTGCACCATCCAAGGCATGCAAAAGAAATTGGATGAATTGTCGGAGCAAGTTATGCCCGACTTTCCAATCCAACAAAGAAAAAATAGAAATAGCAAGGAAAATAAGGATAGTGATGTGAGTGATGTGAGTGATGTGAGTGAAGACGAAGACGAAGAAGCAGAAGAAAATGATGATGAAGAAGGTTCGTCGTCATCGTCGCCATTAAAATTGAAATTAGACTGTCCTGAGAAAAATAACAATGACGAAGATGACACCGAGACAGAGATAGATGAAAACGAAATCGAATATTTGCGTCATCACTTCAATTCTATTCTAACAGACTTTTACCGGCGATTATCCACAATGGAAGCGGATATCCACCATTATTTGGACAAGACATTTTTACTGGTTGGCTTTGAACCATATACAGGAATGCCTGTGTATATTACTCAGGAAGAAAAAAACGGCCAAATACCATTGCGACCAGCAGTTTCCAAATATTGGGACGGCAATGGAAGAGTGCCATGTAAATTGACAAAGATACAATTCTCCGGACCAGGAGCAGCCTCGTCATTTGAAGCATATGCTAATGGCGCCGAGGAAGAAGATGATTATAATGACCTACCCCCATTATATGAATGTGCGGGGTCTGTATCAGCATTCAAGGATACCAAGGATGAATGATAAAATAAATGATGATAAAAATGAATACGAAAATAAAATGTAAATAATTAAACTAATATCAAACTACAATGTAAATATTGTCTAATTATTTTTTACTAAACCAAATCAAACCAAACAAACCCAATTTTATTCCTTGGGTCCATTTACATTGGTCGCCAATGTCGCTAAATCGCCCAAACTTTTCATGTCAAACCCCTGCATCATTTCCTTGGCATCTTGAATTAAAGGAGCCATTGCCTGCATCGACTGAAACAGTTCCTTCTGCTGAGCCATCAATTTGGATGTATCTTTTGTTAGTTCTTTAATTCCGCCACTTCCAAGAGAAGCCGATAAATCACTGTATGCATTTTCCAAAGTAGATGCGTAATCAATGCGCGACGACCCTCCCTTGGTATTATTCTGAGTCTTGGTCATGGAACTCATTGCTTCGGGTTCCACATCGCCTTCTTCGTTAGCATTTGTATCAGTCTTGGTTGTTTCACTCTTGGCTACCTTGACTGCGTCCGCCTTGACTACCTTCTTCTTGGCGTCTTTCATTGTCTTGCTGGTTTTAACTGCCTTTAATGCTTGTTTCTGTTCGCTAGTCATCTTATCCTCTACATCTTTGTTGGCGTCATCGGTCGCTTCGGTTTCAGCGCTACCATCTTCCATTCCTTCGCGAACACTGCCCTTGAACGCACGCATCGAAGCGAAAAAATTGGTGGTCAGAATAGCAATCAACAATATAATCGCCATGTTAGTAGAAAATTGCGACGCCACAAGCGCAACCAACACGAAAAAGATGGCAGGTTTAATTTGATTAGTTGCTAAATAACCAATTATAGAAAATGCGGATAATGCAGCGACCACATATAAAAATGTTTTCTTGGTGGAAAGCTCAGAGAATTTATTCGAGGCTTTATAGAATATTTTACTTGCACTTTTATCCATATTTAATTTGTTATATTATTAATATACTACAACAAGATTTATTTTTTATTTTTATTTATCATGTAGTATATTAACTTTTTTGTTTTGTTTTGTTTTGTTTTGTTTAACGACGTTTGGACCCTTTTCTATGTTTTCTGCGTTTTGTCCTTTTACGTTTTGTCTTTTTGCTATATTTTCTGCGTTTTGTGCTTTTGCGTTTGTTTCTTTTACGTTTTCCTCCAAAGAGAGAAGTTGATGCTTCTTGTTCGGGTTGAGCGGAAACAGGTGTTCGCGGTGTTGCTTCCATTTCAGGGGATGAGGCTTCTACTGGCGCAGGTGCAGGAGCAGACACAGGAGGTTTAGGAGGAAGAGGTGCAGGTGGCACCGGTGGTGTCGGTTTTTTATCTTCTTCCTTTTCCTCATTTCCCAGCCATTTAGATACGGTGGCTAACGGCGACCATATGCCGCCACGATGCATTTTACGTTTTTGTGTTCGCTTAGAATATTTCATTGTAGTGCGTGCGTATTTACTCAATATCAATATTTTATTCTATTTTTCAATTTTTCCTATTTTTACCAATTCAATTCCCACGAGTGCCCCTGCAATTTGAGCGACAATATAAGGAATTAAATCAGATTGAGGCATTTTTCCCATCGAAAACATTCCAATAGAAATGGCGGGATTAAAGGCGCCACCAGAAATGGCTCCGCCCAGAGCAACAGCAATGGCTAATGCTGCACCAATGGCGATATAATTGCCCGTAGCAAAAATAACAAAACTAAGAAATAAAGTGCCGAGAAATTCCACAATATATTTATTCATTTTATTTTTGATTATTATTCTTTAAGCAATATTTTTATGGGCGAATATGTTGTTTATTTCTCTTCAATTGTCGCAAAAATAAAATATTGGATATAACAATAAAATAAAATGTCCTGCACTCCCGGAAAATGCCCTCCTGGTTTTGCTTGCAACCGCAAAACTAAAACATGCAAGTCCAAAAAATCTTTGAGAGTTAGAACTTACAAAAAGAAGAGTCACTCTAAGAGCCGTTCCAGAAGCCACTCTAAGAGCCGTTCTAGAAGCCACTCTAAGAGCCGTTCCAGAAGCCACTCCAAGAGTAGCAGAAAGAGCCGTTCCAGAAGCCACTCCAAGAGTAGCAGAAAGAGCCGTTCCAGAAGCCACTCCAAGAGTAGCAGAAAGAGCCGTTCCAGAAGCCACTCCAAGAGCCGTAGCAAATCTCCTTCTTCCAAGAAATACCACACACCCAGAAGCCACAGCAGAAGCAAGTCTCGCACGGACTCTGCCTATGGATATTTCCTTTTTTAAGTGAATAAAAATTACAAAAATAAAATTATTTATTTTTGTTAGTTTGAAAATGGATGAAACTAACAAAAAACAAAAATAAAATGCGTGTCAAAAAAGAAAAGAAAAAGAAACATATTAAAAGAAAAAATTAATATAAATTATTAATTTGTTAAAAATGTCTCAACCCAATTTTGAACACACCATCCGCCAATTTGTGGACGATTTATGCACCACTTTTCCCGAATATAGCGAAACAATTGCTCAATGGTGGGACCGAAGTAATGAAGAACAACCGAATTATGAGTTGATTAAAAATTATTGTCGCGACGTATACCCTCCATTTTTTATGGATATAATCTACCAAAATGAGGCTATTTTTGCTCTCGATGCCGAACAGTCTGTGTTCTTTTTGCCTAACATTGACTTTAAAATCATCTGGAATGATAATATTTCCGACACTACAAAAGAAAGCATTTGGAAGTATTTGCAATTAATCGCCATTACCATTATGGGTGAGGTTCAAAACACAGAGGATTTAGACACAAATATTTTGGATATGTTTAAAAACTTGAATACGGATGATTTTCAATCTAAAATTCAAGAAACAATGGAAAATTTACAGACTATGTTTGCCTCTACTGAGGCAAATGCAGATGCAGAGGCCAGTGCAGAAGCGAATGCGGATGCGGATGCGGATGCGAATACTGGTGCTGAGGCGAATGCCAATGCGAATGCAGGTTTTGACTTTGGCAATTTCCAACGCAATATGGAGAAACTAATGGAGGGAAAAATCGGTCAAATGGCACGTGAACTGGCCGAAGAAACCGCCCAAGATTTGGATATTGACTTGGAAAACACTCAGGATATTCCACAGGTTCTTAAAAAACTAATGAGCGACCCTGCGAAATTAATGAAAATGGCGAAAAAGGTCGGCGAACGCATGAAATCCAAGATGGACTCGGGCGACATGTCAGAGGTTGAATTGCAGGCAGAAATTATGGAACTCATGAAAACCCTTAACCCAAATGGCGCGACATCTGGAACCGGTATGAACGGAATTAAAGAAATGATGAGTGCAATGGGGATTGATATGGACGCAATTTTGAAACAATTTATGGGCGGGGGTGGCGGCGGTGCTGGTGCCGGTCGCGGTCAAAGGATGAATATGAATAAAATGAACGCCATGATGCAACGCGAACAGACGCGGGAACGAATGCGTGCGAATATCGCCCAGAAACAACAGCAGAAGGAAGCTCAAAAGCAGGCAGAAGCGGCTGCGGTAGCACAGCGCGAACTGGAATACAAGCCGATGACGGATGCTGAGATTGAAATGCTGAACGAAGGCATTGCGCGTAATAAACAGAGCGGAAGTGGTGGAGGAAACGGGGGAAAATCCGGCAATAAAAAGAAAAAGAAAAAATAATGTGTGTTTCAATTATTTAAATGTGTCTTTTGTGTTTTATTTTTCCATTTTTTTTTATTTTTATTCCTATTCTTTTTCCTTGTGTTTCCATCATCTTTCTTTGCATAATACACATTATGCTGTCTATGTTGGTATTGTTTCGGCTGATTATGATGCGATTGACGTATATCCTTGTTGGCTTCTTTCGTTTTTGGACTTTTAGGCTCGGTTGATTTTATGGGCGGACGATATTTAAAAAACATTTCTTTATATTCCTTGCTCTGCGGATGCTTAGATAATTTCTTAAACATTTGGCTCTTATGTTGCCGTATTTCTTCCAACGTTTCTTGATGCCCCATGCATTGAATGCTAAACCTTTTCAACAATCCGCGATGCGACAGCCGATTTTTCGCCTGAACCTCGAATAAATATTTCGACATGCAGAGAATGCGGTTCACATCATAATAATCCTGGTCCACATACAAAAAGGCTAAATAATAACTTAACATAGTATCAATGGTCGCAATGCGAATTTCCTTTCCGCCTTCTTTCATCACATTATAACTATGACATGCGTTGGGTTGATAAATAAAGGCAACTGTATCCTTATCTACGCGTATTTCGTAATGCATCGGCACAATTTCGCCAATAGGCTCGTATTTATGAATAGATACACGGGTGCATCCCATTGTTTCCAGGTTCTTTTTGGCAAGTTCGGCTGTTTTTTCCGTTTCTTCACTCAGGACATCAAAATCGGGGATTTTCTTCACTTGTCGTTGCACCTTTGTAGGCATATATTTCGCATATTTGGAAATGGCATATCCGCCGAAAAATACAACGTCTTGGCTAACAAAAGTATTTAATACGTTGTCATATATATCTTCATTGCTTATTTCTTTTTCTTTTTCGCTCTCCTCACTACGTTTGCTTAGGGATTTGGATTTGGATGCAGATTTGGATTTTGACCTGGAAGCCGACACAGAACTCATATCCATTTCCATGGGTCGCTGAAAATCAATGTGGGCACATTCTTCCGCAGTCAAAGGATAATGTTTATTCAAAAGTGTCAAGCGTTTGAATACCTTTTCCCAACGCGACACATCTCCATCGGGTCTTGATAATTCCAGATACATTCCCATACGCAAAAAATTAGGCGGTGAATAATAAATTCCATCAATTTCCAATGCCTCGCGTTTTAAAACATTATAAATTGTATCAGGCATTTGGGTAATATCCGCAGTGGGAATAAAATTAACAAATAATTTGTAGGTTCCCGCATGAACTCCCGACTTGGCTTCAATTTCCACATATCCGGCTTTAGCATATATATCCGCCAATTCTTTTGCATCATTTATCGCATCGGGTGAAAAAAAGTCATAGTCTGGAATGTCAGCAACGGGGTCATAAAATTGGTCTTTGGGTGGCAAAATATTGTTTTGAGCCGTTCCGCCATAGACAATACGTTTTTTGTGCCGTAAAAAATCCTCCACAATATTCATTATTTTTTTAATTTCGGGCACATTGGTTCCCTGTTCTTTTTTTTTCTGTTCGGCTTTGGCAATGGCCAAATGTAAAATATCTAATTCACATTCTTCAATTGTCTTGTCCGCAGGACAACTCTTGGGACGCTTCTGTTTTGACATTTTATTGTCAATTTATTTATTATAACGAAATATTTTACATTTGGCTATTGCCAAAACCAAACAAAAAATCAAAATCAAAATCAAAATCAAAATCAAAAATAGATTTTTTATTTTGTTAGCTAACAAAATAAAAAATACATCACATATAAAATAAACATACCCACAAAACAAAAAATGCAGGTCAATTTGAATAATATCCTTCAACACATCGATATCTCTCAATTAGATTTAAATTCAGATGATGACACAGAAACGCAGGTCAGTGAAAGTGAAGATGAAGACGATGATGAAAGCGAAACCGAAGAAGAATATATGCAACGAATTGCTAATCGCACTCATGACAATATTTCCGCCATCACTCAATTATTGCTATCTCCGGAAGAAACTGCCGACATGGTTGCCAAACTCAGGAATTATTTATACATTGACAGCACCGAACTTTTGGAAAATGGTGCATATTTACGTTGGATACCTTTGAGAAATACCGATGATATTAAACTTCACGGAGGAGGGATTTTTTGCAATCTTAAATATTACACAACCGAGGAAGGTGAAGAAAAATGTCTGTGCACCTGTAAAAATCGTGTAGGATTTTTCAAGTTTCATTTTAATGAAGCATTGGTTTTTCAAAAAATAAACGATGCATACCAGCAATTGTTTGATTTGTTAGAGATATCGCAAGTGTAAATAAAATATATAACATATAACACACAATTAATTCGGTTTTTCAAAAACATACAAATATTGATATTCGTACTGGCACTGCAATAAATCAATCTTGGCCTTCACAATGAACCCAGTTTCTTCGGCCATTTGGACAATGCGATTTTCGCTTTCCATATATAATGTATGTTCGTTCTTGCGAACCTTGCCATCCTTATCATTTTTGAATTTTTCCACAAAAGAAACAACTTTATCTTCATCTGCACTTCCTGTTTCGGGGATTTTAAAGTCTGCATTATAGGTGAAATCATTGAATTTAACACTTGTTGTGGTAATGCGTTTCTTCGCATATCGCTGGGGTGACACTAACAGCAACGGATTGCCAGGGGGCAATATCGGGTCAAACAATTCACGATTGACTACATGAACAATGAGGTATCCACCGGGCATAAGCCACTGCATGCAGTTTTCAAAAAAGGCGCTCTTGTCTTTGATATAATACAGCGTAAAGTAGAAGCAAGTAATATGGGTGAAAGTTTGAGGCTGGAATTGGCGCATATTAAGCACATCTCCAACCTCGAATTTATAATCTGGGTAATTCTCCTTTGCCTTTTTCACCATGGAAGGGGAAATATCCATTCCAATAGCATCAATTCCCTTGGCGGATAAGAGGGCGACATGGTGGCCTGTTCCACTGCCGATATCCAGAACCACACTTTGGCTTGTTGCGTCGGTTTTATTAATAATTTCACCCACTTCGTATTCATTCTTCATGTTGTTAAAGACCAAGTAATCGTAAATGTCGGCATAAAATGGGTCGTAAATGTCTGGGACCGCAGATTTAAACAAAAATCGGTCAATTTGTTCGAAACCTTCTTGGTTCGATGATAACTTGGAACGCAACCATTTAAAGGCAATTACTACGATAAAAAATAAAACTACGAAAAATAATACCTTTCCCCATGGACTGAATTTAGAGTATTTTATGGCTACCATTTATTTAATGGTATTATTTTATTTCACATATATTTTTGTTTATTTGTTTCTTGTTTTTTCAAATAATTCTTGTTTTTTCAAATAAATAGGTTAAAAATAAAAATTATAAATATAATAGAGTAAAAATAAAAAGTCTTACATTGCATATGAGTGCTTCTGTTGTCCTTAAAGCCTTTAATAACCATTTCGACGAATTTGTCGCTGATATTCAGTCGGTGTTTCCCGACAATCGCGATGTAGCTACCGCCCAAAACGCATTGGCTATGTTGCGCAAAGGTAATCCCAGCATCTTGATTGGTCTTTGGAACCAGCACATTGTTGCCAAGTATGCGGAACAAATTGAGGCAGGAAACATTGATTTTTTCATCAACTATGATTATAGTCAAGACGTGCAAGATATTGCCGATGCCAATAAAATTATGGAATACATTGACAAGTTTAGACAGCCCATTGCAGATATGGAAACAGAAAATCAAAAAAAATGCATGAAATATATTCAAAATTTAACCGGACTTACTCAAACTTATATGCAAGCGAAATATGGAATGTAATTTTTGATTTTATTTTTTTGATTTTGATTTTGATTTTGTATTAGTTCGTGTGCGTTTTTGTTTTTTATTTGTGTTGGTCTTAATATTTTTGGTATTCTTTTTCTCATTCTTCATATCATCTTCTATCACATTTGCTTCTTCTTTTATCTCTGCCTTTGCTTCTTCTTTTATCTCTGCCTTTACTTTTACTTCTGCTCCTGCCTCTACATTTGACCCTAATTTTTCAGGATATTCGAACTCTTCTATTGTGCCAATTATTTCGGCAACTGCATACTCATCCAATATGCTCTCTGTTTTATATACATTGTTTTTTTCATCTACAAAATAATGTATCCCATTAATCTCGCGAATATAATATGCGGTTTTTTTTATTGCTTGTTTACATTGTGCTCTGGTTTTCATTCCCTCTTTTTTTTCATCGATATTATTGTCATTATTATTTGTTTCTTCATTTATAATTTCTTCTGTGTTTTCATTTGTATTTACATTTGTCTCGGCCTCTTCACTTGATTTTGTATTTACATTATTTATATTTACATTTGGCTCGGCCTCCACATCAACACTCAATTTTTCATTATTTTCATTTTTTACTTCTTTTGTTTTTTTTGCATCCGTAAGTTCAAGTTTTTTAGTTTTTGAACGTGTTTGAACCATTGTAAAATTATTATCACCATTTTCGCATCGATTTTCACTTTCTGCCACTGGAGTAATATTTCCAATAATAACAACATTATTATTGCTCGCATCTGTGTCTGTAATCCAACCATACTCAGTTGAGTTATGAACGTGTTTCCTACAAAAGTGATTACCAGACACAGGTTTTCTTTTGCATTGGCTTCCATTTTCCAGTTTCGACCAACATTTTTTTGTGTCGTATGTTTTTTTACGACTTTGTTTGGCACCAGGTTTTGTTTTGCTGCGTTTCAACGCTTGAGAATATGCGTTGATTGCCTTTTTTACCGATGCAATGTCTTCCGCAGAAGGTTCGTATTGTTTCAGTAATTCTTGGACTTTTTCTAATATATTGGTCATATATTATATATTATTATTACTCCACCCAATATTGAATGTATTTATAATTGATGTATTTATTCATTTTTATTTTAAAATCTAAACGAAAGTGTTGTCTTGCAATTTTCAATCTTGAAATTTTTTTGCGTGTGATTTAAATTATCGCTTCGTTTTTTGCGCGTTTTAATTCCATTTGCCTTTTTTTCCGCAGTCGCTGGGTCAATCGGTGCCTTTTTTATTGTCTTGGACCATTGTTTCATTTCTTTAAACAGAGCAGCGAAATTAGCCCGAATATAATCCAAGATTTTGTTTTCAATAGACCAACGAATAAAATTCATTTGACCCACGGTTGTGGTAAGGATTTTATCCATATAATTAATTCCAATACGTTCGGTTCGGCAACACGGGTCGAATTGCTCTTTGGAATATCCCGACAGAGTTGCTTTATAATTTACATGAACGTTAAATCGGTCTGTAATGCCGTTGTTAATAATTAAACCCTCACTGCGGGCATGATTAATAACCGTCCATTCTAACAAACGCAAAGATATTTTATCTTCGCCAGAAATCAAAAGATATAATTGTTTCATATTATCTATATTTTCATAAAATTGTAATAAACTACTTAATAAAGAAGCATTAGGAGAATAAGTGGTAGGTTTAGATGGAGATAAAACATTAAGATTAGCTTGACAATTGGTTGATTTCAAAGGGTCGTTCATGTACGTATAGGATTGCGTTAGTATTTCTGTCATTTAGTTTTATTAGATTTATTTTCCTTTTATTGTTTATTATTTCCCTTTATGCATTCTTTTTAAGTGTTTTTGTCGCGTTTTTGATTTTTATTTTTTATTTTTTATTTGTTTTTCAAAAATATACCATTATAATAACAACAATTATTAGTATTAGCGAGATATTCATGAATACAAACAAAAACACAGATTTTGGTGGTGTGATTGTGTGGGAAGATGACGAAAATGCTAATCGAGGACAATTTGGCAATCTAACAAATGCTAAACAATTGAAATACTTGAAAGACCAGTATGATTTAGAAAAGAGTGATTTGAAACTGGGTGACCGCGTTCAATTCGATACTTATCGCAACAAGGATGTTTATTGGGTTGGGGCAAAACATCGTTTCATAAAAAATGAAGATAGCGACACATTAATTGTTCCGTGTAGTATAACAAGGTATTTCAAAGACCCGGTATCTATGGCTCTACGCACAGATTTCCCTGAACGTCCCAATGACGTTTGTTTGGACACGGCCGACCCTTTTGTTAGAGAACGATTGGGAGGAGTTTTAAAAGATAAAAAAATAAATGTTGCATGGTCTTTGGATAACAACCGATTAGTGCTTTCTAAACCTGGAATATTTTATCCATTAATTGTTGACCCAAATATGAGCCTCAAAAATATTCATGAGTATTTCAAACAAGGACATATGAAAACATATGACCAAATGTTTCGGTTAAATGCTTCTGCTTCTGCTTCTTCTAGAAAATCACCACCATCTAACAAAACAAGAAAATGCAGAGGCACCAAGGTAATTAATCCTCGAACTAATCGGTGTTGGGGACGTTGTCCTCGGGGACAAACAAAAAATCCCAAAACATATAAATGTGTAAAAGATAGAAAATAATTATTGGTGGTTAATGATTGAGGGTTTCTGGTGAATGGTTAATATTTTTATTTTTGTTAGGCAATCAAAAATAAAAGAGACAATATAAAAACGAAAAATATAATACAACAATAAACTAACAAAAATGGCGGGAGGATTATTGAACCTCGTATCCACGGGTCAAGAAAATATAGTATTAAATGGCAATCCCAAAAAATCATTTTTCACAGCAACCTTTGCAGAATATACCAACTTTGGAATGCAAAAGTTTCGGGTGGATTTTGAGGGGTCAAAACAGCTTCGCATGTCGGAGGAATCAACATTTACATTTAAAATTCCCCGCTATGCCGACCTATTGATGGGTACCTATATTTCAGTCAATCTCCCCCACATTTGGAGTCCTATTTATCCTCCTCAAACAACGGACGGCACAGATGAGAATGGCAAGTGGGTGCCTTATGAATTCCGCTGGATTGAAAATCTCGGCGCAAAGATGATACAAAAAATATCCGTCACCTGTGGCAACTATACCCTACAAGAATATTCCGGCGACTATCTCCTCGCCGAAGTCCAGCGCGACTTTTCCAATACCAAACGCGACCTGTTTGACCAGATGATTGGAAACACGTGCGAACTTAACGACCCCGCCAATTGCCAGGGACGCGTGGATACTTACCCCAACGCATTTTATACCGCCAATCCCGCGGGCGCCGAACCCTCTATTCGCGGACGCACCCTGTATATTCCCCTCAATAACTGGTTCGGCTTAAAATCCCAAATGGCCTTCCCACTTGTATCTCTTCAATATAATGAGCTACATATCACCGTCACCTTTCGTCCCGTCTATGAACTCTTTCAAATTCGCGATGTTGCCGACAGCGCTAACAACTATCCCTATGTTGCGCCCAATTTCAACACATTTTATATGCAATTTCACCGATTTTTGCAGTCTCCTCCGGATGTGGAACTCGGTATTAATTCTTACACCGATAAGCGAACCCAATGGAACGCCGATATTCACCTGAACTGCACTTATGCGTTTCTCTCCAATGACGAACAAGACGTATTTGCTAAAAAATCTCAAAAGTATCTCATCAAGCAAATTCACGAATCCACCTTTCACAATGTAACGGGAGCCAATCGCGTGGAATTAGATGCACTTGGAATGGTATCCAGTTATCTCTTTTATTTCCAACGCAGTGATGCCAATTTGCGGAACGAATGGTCTAATTACACCAATTGGCCGTATAATTTTTTACCATACAATGTGGTTGCCGCACCCGACGAAACGGAAATTGTGTTGCCAGGTGGGAGCACCGATGTTATCCTTGGTCCCGGGGTTGAACCAGATGGCGCCCCAACAGGGCTCATGATTACGGGTGTTTATTCCCCCGAAAATGTGAAAAATATCTTGGTGGATATGGGTATGCTTCTTGATGGGGAATATCGCGAAAATATTCAGCCAAGCGGTGTGTTTAATTATGTGGAAAAATACGTCCAGACACCCGGTAATGCGAATGACGGACTTTATTGCTATAACTTTTGTATCAATACATCACCTTTTGATTTGCAACCATCAGGGGCGATTAATATGAGCCGATTTAATACTATCGAATTGGAATTTAATACTATTATTCCACCACTTGACCCGCTCGCTCAAAGCATGAATATCTGCGACCCTTCCACGGGCGAAGTCATTGGCGTCAACAAACCCACTTGGCGAATTTATGACTATAACTTTGACTTGCATGTTTTCGAAGAGCGATATAATGTTGTGTATTTCGAAGCGGGAAATGTGGGAATGATGTATGCGGTTTAGATTATTTTTACCTTTTGGTTTTGCTTTTTAATTTCTAACAAAAAACAAAAATACCTAACATATTTATATTCATTATTACCAATCAAAGTCCGTATCATCATCCTCATCGCTGTCATATCCGTCAATTCCCCAATCCCGAAACTTGCCAAGGTTGCGCGGATGAAACCGGTTTTTCATCAGGTCTTCTTTAAAAATGAGACATCGGTCTCGCATTGCCTCGTAATCATAGGTGAAAATGTTA